AGCTAAGCCTGATACCATCAGTCTTATCATCCGTGAATATAGCCTCAATCTTTTGGGTAACTTGCTCTACTGTGTTGGCTGCTTCACAAAAGCAGATTAGGCAAGCATACTTATCCCCTAGGGCTGCTATGCGTGTGTCACTAGGGTTACGCTTGGCTAGTTCCTTTTCACTCTCTTGCTTGTACCATTCACCTAGGGCTGTAATCAAACAAGGTATAGTAGCTGGAGTACTAGCCTTCTCTAGGTTCTTGCAGAGCTTGTTAATCAGCCTAATCAAACCCTGCCCAATATCTCGCCCTGCAATGATAGCCTTACGGTCCTCCTTAAGGAACTTGAAGCACTCACTGACGAGCGGTGCATTAATCCTACATAGCACCATATCTCCAGCTTGGACGAGTGAACCATATAGTACAGATGTGCTGTGATGGACTTTCCCTTCAGGGTTAGTATGGTGAGCCTGGAATTCTGGGACATACTTTTGTGCCTCCCTAACAATAGCCTTACCACAACGTCTAGTCACTGTTAGGGGTAATTCTACTACTCCCTTACCTGTAACTTCTAGTAAGGTCTTAAGGTTACTACAAGCATTAGCATCTGCTCCTGCAAAGCCATAGATGCTTTGGTGCTCATCTCCTACTGCTACGATACGCTTGCCAGCCATTAGGACTAATGCTTGCTGACACTTACTCATATCCTGGCGTTCATCAACTAACAGTAAGTCATACTTAGGTACTGCTAGCCCTTGAGCAACAGGTAGCCATATCATATCATTGAAGTCCATACACCTATCACGTTCTGGTGTAAGGCAATATTCCAATACTTTAGGTACTAGGTCAAACACTTCAGTCTTACTACCATTAAGCTCAATGTCATAATAAGTAGCAAGGTTATCCAAAGCTACTTCCCAAGAAGTAGTCATAGGATTAACCTCTGACTCTTCATGTATAAGGTTCTGCTTACATAGGGCTACAAGGTCTTCTGTAGCTTTAAGGACTACTTGCTTCTTGCGGCGTAGATCCCATATATCCATACCTGTGATCTTAGCAATAATCTCTGTGACCCTATTCTTGTCTAACTTAAGTCTGCCATAAGCTTGTGTCACAGCTTTGTTGCCTAGGCTGTGCAGGGTCATAGCCTCACAGCCTTCTGGCATACGTTGCTGTAACTCATCTGCTATAGACTTATTGAAGGCTACCATCCCACAAGTAGCATTGGTAGGGCTAAGGCCAATCTGGTTCCATATCTCTAGTTGTTGCTCACTAGGGGTAATGGTTACATCATGACCCTTAAGCAGCTTGATTGCTTCAATAAGGGTCGTAGTCTTTCCTGTACCTGCTAAGGCTTGGACTATAACGTGTGGCACATCCTGCATAACTTGCTCCTTCTTAGTCAGTGCTTGTAAGGCACTAACAGGCTTCTTTGTGGTGGTTTGCTTAGGCATTATTCATCTTCTCCATCTAAACCATTATTATCAAACACAACTAGGTCATGCTTAGTTAATAGTCTAACAGTAGCTCTACCTGCTTCAGAAGTATTCTTAGTTGGACTACCCTTATTTTCAAACAAGGTACTCCAACTTGAACCGCAGGGTTCCCCTAGTTTAACTAAAGCGTAGTTATACCGTTGGACTATTCCTGTATAATTGGCAAAATTAACAATCTCTGCTACTTGACCATCTTCCATATCAAGTAACTTAATTACTCCAGGTTCATTATTATCTAATAGTTTAGCAGGCATCACAGACTCCTTGAACGTGGTTTACTCTTACCTCTTGTACAACGCTTAGGTAACTTCTTGGCCTTTTCTACTTCTTCAGGTTTAATCTCATAATAAAAGCCAAAGCTACCATTACTCCTAGGTCTATTAGGCTCATACTCATCATCTATGATCTTAACCTTCTTAGCCTTAATCTTCTTGTCACGTATAAGCCTCAATACGTGTAGCTTACTACATCCTAGTATCTTAGCTGCTTGTTTAGCATTCATACTACAGCCTTCCCTAGATCAATGCCTCCACAGATAGGTGTTTCATTTAGTACATCAACGCCATCCCTATCAGCATACTCTAGCTCTAAGCCTTTAGCAGTGATGGGCTTCTTATCATTAAACAGTAGCCATGCCTTAATAATGACTGCTGTGTACTCTGCTGGGCTACCACCACCTTCAGCATTCTTGCAGTCTGCAATAGCTGCCCTAATAGGTAGGAATCTGGTTTCACCAGCAGCCAGGAGTACCCAAAACTCCATGGCCTTATCCCAACAGGCAAAATCAATCTGCAACTCACTAGGCTTAACACTGGCATTCGTGGTCTCTTGTAGATCACTATAGCCCATCTTATCTTCTTGCTCACGCTCAGTAGTAGCCGATGCCATTAGGTACATCAAGGCAGCACTACGCCCAGGGGCTAGGTACTGGCCTATGCGGTTCTCTGTACCATTCTCCTCATATATGTGCTTAACACATTCAAGCATACGTGGGTGCCGTGCAATGAAGTCCAGGCTTTCTGCATGGGTACGCTTTGGGCTGTAGGCATTAGCTGCCCCTGTACGTTCCCACAACGTCCTAACAGCATAGTCAGCTATTTTGCTGACCTTACGCCTGTCACCTGTTTTAAGGTGCTGGAAGTACTCACTACGGTAAATAACATCAGCTAAGGTACGTGGTTTAGCTGTATCTACCGTGTTAATGACCTTATCAGTTTCCTTAATACCAAAAACAATAACCTTTTCCAGGGTAGGTGGTGTAGGCCAGTTGTCTTGGTATTGACCTTGCTTGTCTTCCCATATTTGGTTTGCCATTACTAAAGCAGCCAAACTATGCTGACCATTTATAATTCCACCATACTCACCAATAATAATGGACTCACCGTTTATCTCCCAACGCTTCATTAGTATTTCCTGGCAAAGCATGGCAGCATTGCTAGGCGTAAAGGGGCGGTTATGAGGATTGTTGTTAAACCGTACCTTCTTACCTTTATTGTCTACATGGTGGTGTGGGTTGTCTGGACCAAACTTAATGTTCTCGCTTTCCTCTTGCCACCCTAGCAGCTTCTTTGCCTTTTCCGCTGTTAGTGCTCTTGGGCCTTCCAGTATGTTTGCTGTCACTTTGGGGTAGATTACTTCCAGTTCCTGTTTGACTACTTTGGGCTTTGTTGTGGCTGATGTTTGCCCCGAAGTAGTAGGCTTGCCGTTTGTGCTTACGGACTTGGTTGTCTTCTTGGTGGTCTTGGGCTTGTCCTCCTGTAAGTCCTCCGGCGACTGGTGTAGCTTCAACTTGGATGGGGCTGCTGTTACTTTGGGCATTGTTAAGCTCCTGGTTAAGACGAAACGCATTGTATCCAAAATAAAACGAACCATGTTTTTGCTCCAAAGCTAACAACAGCTTTAGGAGCCTACGCTTGCCTCCATTCTTAGTCTGCACTATTATCCTCCTCTAAAGGGTAACCAAAATCCATACGCTCTACAGGTTGCCTTTGTGGTGGTTCTATGTGTTGTAGCTTTAGCTTACCGTTGTGAGTAATAGGCTTAGCAGGCACATCATCATAAACCACACCATCACCTAACTCATCTACTACATCAGCTAACCTTAACCCTAATCCTGTTGTGTTAATAACCTTGACCATGTTAGCCTCCATGCTTGTTAGTTACCACCGTGAAACTTGGCCTTTAGGATACCATAGTTAGTTAAGATCTCTGTGTACACTTCTTTACTCAACCCTGTGGCTTGGCGTGCTCTAGGGTCAAGCATGTTGTACTTACCACCAACCTGAACATCAACAAACCTTTCAAACTCCTCCTTTGTAACTTCCCTAGTGTTCATGTCATAGCTCCTTACGTTAGGTTCCAACACACACTAGCAACCGTTGCTAGGTATGGCATAACTTTAAGCTATAGGGGGTTGCATTGCAAGCCCTATATTAGGCTTGATGCTGGCAGAAGGCCAGAAGAGTTAGTATTTGCAACTAGGCAATATACTAGTAGCCAGTTTACTACTTAGACTTATGTAGTTTAGAAATCATTTCCCTAGCAGCTTTCAACTTCTTATCTTTACGCTGCTGGTCTACCTTACGTAGATAGTCTGCTTCAGCTTCTAACTTAGGGTTACGTCCAACAACTCTTAGTGGCTTTAGGTTTGGGTGGCGTCCCATGTCTAACCTCTAAGTTCAATATTCCCTTTCTACTACCCATACAGTAGTATGTAGTAGTAGAGTACCGTGTAAACACTAGTGTACCATAAACCATAGGTTTAATACAATACGTAAAAACACTTGAATAAGCTATTTTGTGTAACCCTTTGGAGGTTAGTGTTTAGCAGCAATGTGCAGGCGTGTTAGCAGCTATAATGCAAACTGGCTTGCAACCAATACCCCAAAACAAAAGCTCGGCTAGTTGTAACCCTCTTATTGGTTGCAAGCCTTCTAATGGTACAGCTAGCCGAGCCTTCTAACATAAGGAGTTATGTATGGCTAAACACCCAAAACATAAGAAGGTGTTTGATGATCAGCTTGCTAAGCTAACTGAAGAACAAAGGAATGACTTAGTGTATGGATTAGTAGGTATCCTTAGCTTTGATGATGGACAGATGCTTAACTACGTAGCAACTACTCTAGATGACATAGCCCAAGAGAATACTAAGCATTACCTAATGACTGCGTTAGACTTCCTAGAAAACTGTAGTAATACACTTGGACATATAAATGAACGTAACTAATAACACCCATCCTCACAGAAAGGTTGGCGGAATATGCCAAAAGTGAGTAAGCCTAGTGGTTGTGTTATAGGTATAGATCCTTCATTAACAGGCTCTGCTATTGCTGTGTTAGTAAATGATCTTGGATCTAAGCTTATTTACCCTCTTGTTTATAGGTATGGTTCTGAAGCATTAGGTACAGATATACGTAGTAGAAATAAGCGTAATCACTTACTCATAGATAAGCTGGCTTGTCACTTACCTAAATATCCTCCTACTGTTGTCTGTATAGAAGGATACAGTATGGGTAGTAAAGGGAGTGCCTTGACTAATATAAGTGAGTTTGGAGGTATGTTACGTGACTGCTTATGTACTACTTACCCAGAAAATTATACAAGGATATATGAAGTAGCACCTAGCACACTAAAGAAGTTTGTAACTGGTAAGGGTAATAGTAAAGGTAAGACTGGAGTGATAAGTGCCATTGCTAAGAAGTATGGTATGGAGTTTGAAACAGATGATGAGTATGATGCTTATGGTTTAGCACGTATAGCATTGTGTTTAGCTGGACTAGTAGAGCCAGAAGGTAATGCACAAAAGGAAGTCGTAGGTAGATTGTTACACCCGATTGTTAAGCAGAAGAAAAGGAGGTCTAAGTGACTCACAAAACAACTAACATCAATACACAAAAGAAGCTTGATGCGTTAGAGACTATTGTTATCTGGCTAGCAAAAACTAGAGGAGTATGGCCTGAACCACCTGAGATTGAGAAGGCATTAGAAGAATTAGAGGAAATTAGACAAGAGGAAGGTAAAGATAAATGAAGCAGGACTATGAAGCATTACTATGGGATGTGATGGGCGGTGTGTTACTAGCATTAGGTGTGATGGTATTCTGGCCTACTCACATGGTTACATTCTTTCAAGGTCCACCTACAAATGGTAATAGGCTGACAGGTAGAGCTGAGATGATTGCTATAGCTGTTGTTCAAGGGTTGTGGTGGTTATTCTTAGGAGTAGTCCTATGCCGTTAAAGCTAAGTCCATGGAAGGCCCATGTTAAGAAGTGGGAAAACTGTAACCTATGTTCATTATGTGAAACTAGGCAGAAAGTGGTCTTAGCTAAGGGTAATATTCCAGCAGATATACTCTTAGTGGGTGAAGCACCTGGACCTAGTGAAGACCTTATTGGTAGTCCCTTCATTGGTCCTGCTGGTCACCTACTAGAGAATATGCTACAAGCAGCAGGATGGAATGAAGTAGAAGTACGTCGGTGTTTTACTAACCTAGTAGGCTGTATACCCCTAGATCCTGAAGATGGTACTAAGTTTGCAGAGCCTGATAAGGTTAGTATAAAGGCTTGCACACCTAGAGTAGTAGAGATGGTTGAACTATGTAAGCCAAAGGTGATTATTGCTGTAGGTAAGCTAAGTAGTACATGGATGAAGAAGTATGCCCTAAGAGGTAATGGTGGACAAATACCTATTGTAGATATTATTCACCCAGCAGCTATACTTAGAGCTGATGTCACCCAAAAGGAGTTAGCCATACAACGTACTATAATCATGTTACGCGATGCCCTGGAGTATTTATCATGATGGATGAGCGTAAGCCTATTGAACGTAGACCACCTAAGCCCACTAAGGATGAAGCACTAAGGGATCTGTATGTAGAACTAACTGCTACAGTAAGGATCCTAAAGCAGACGTTACAAGCAGCTTCACTTAAGCTATTGGAGGAGAAGTAATGCCTAAGACCAGTATCTTAAAGAACCTCAAGAAACCTAAGCCTAAACCTGTTGTTTGGGCAGGACCAGAGAGTGATGCTGCTAATGGAGGAATCACGCAGTCGATGTTGGGAAGTTTTTTGTGCTGCCGCGACCGTTTCCGTGTAAGAGTTATTGATGGTTATAAAGCTGTAGACTCATTTAGCAAAAGTCTAGAGTATGGCAATATGATCCATACTTGTGCTGAGGCTGCTGCTAACAATGACCCTTGGCAAGAACCATTGAAAGTGTTTTGTAAGGAGTTAGCAGCTAAATATCCTATGCAGGGTCAAGAGGTACAGCATTGGTACGAAGTATGCAAAATCCAGTTTCCTATCTACCTTAAGTATTGGAGTAAGGACAATGATGAAAAGCAACGTATACCATTATTGCAAGAAGAAACTTTTTGTGTTCCTTATGTTTTGCCGTTTAGTGGTCGTACGGTGTATCTCCGTGGTAAGTTTGATTCTGTTGATATTATTGGTAAGAATAAAAATGCTGGCATCTACCTTCAAGAGAACAAGAGCAAGGGAGACATTGACACCGAAAGACTAAGCAGACAATTAAAGTTTGATATGCAGACTATGATTTATATCATAGCTCTAAAGGAGTACTACAAAACAAATAAGGATTCTAGATTACACCTTAATTCAATGTTAGTTAAGGGGGTACGTTATAATGTCATTAGGCGACCATTGTCTGGTGGTAAGCATAGCATTAGGCAGACACAAAAGGAGTCACCACAAGAGTTCTATGCTAGACTAGGTGGCTTAATACAAACTGATTGTGATGAGGCTGTTAGGGAGAAGAGGGATGGCTTTTTCTTTGTAAGATACAAGGTAGAAATTAGCCAAGCTGACATTGATAAGTTCAAGCATACCTTCCTAGACCCTGTACTTGAGCAACTGGCCGATTGGTATGCTTGCCTAACTGATAAGGACTACAGGCTTGATCCTTCATGTTGCCACCAGTATCAATCATATCGTCTACCGTTTGGAACATATAATTCACTAGTAGAAAGGGGTTACACAGAGTTGGATGAATATTTAGATAACGGATCAACTGTTGGTTTGGAGCACAATACTAACCTATTCCCGGAGCTAACATGAGTAAGCTAAGTGATGCACTTAAGATGGACACAGAAAGTAATTATTCTGCTGGGTATATTGCTTCAGCAGTATTAGCAGATATTTGGAATACATTTAAGCCACTAGCTATTGCTGCTGTTAAGGAAGGTATGCAAGATATTAAGGATAGGGACTCTAGAATGGGAAGGACCAAGAAAGTATGATCAATTGGTATACGTTCATTAGTGAGGTATTAACCTATTCTGCACAGAAGGTTAAGGAGTTAGGTGAACAACAAGAACCTAAAGTAGAACCACCTAAGCCAGTACTTAACTGTAAGACTGAACTTGAAATAGGTTGCTTCAGTGTTAGGACCAAGCGTGCCTTAAGCACTAGAGGTATTAACTATGTAGAAGACCTTGTAGAAATGAGCAAGCGTGACCTGATTAACATTGGTTTAGGCGATGTTAGTATTGATGAAATACAAGAGTACATAAACCATAGAGACCTAGTATGGAAAGGTGAAGTCAATGTACAAAACAGTCAAGGCTAAATCTAGTGAAGAAGCTATTAAGAACTCTGGTATGTTTGTAGGCCAGTTAGCAGAAGTTGTTGGGTTCAAAGTACATGGTAGTACAGACGGTGTGTGGTCAGTTATACCTGAGTTCAAGTTAAAGGAAGGTCAACCTAATGCCCAAGATAACCAAAACACTGAACCACAAACCGTTGAAGAGAGTGTCAAGAGCGGGTTCCATAGCAAGTAGGATCAAGCCATTAGGGTTAGGTCAGACTAAGGTTAAGATGGTAGTGTATGGTCGTAGTGGTACAGGCAAGACCAGATTGTATGCTACCTTCCCTAAGAAGTCTCTGTTGATACGTGCTGAGAATGGTATACGCTCTATCCATAATGTTAAAGGGATTGACGTATACCCTAGTGATGAGGAAGGGTTTGTAATCAAGGATGTAGAGCAGATGCACGAGATCCTTACTTACCTACAGGAGGAATGTCCTTATGAGTCAGTAGGCTTAGATACAGCTAGTGCTTTGGAGGAAGTGTTCTTGGCTAATATCCTTGGCCTTAAGGAGTTGCCACCACAGAAGTCATGGGGTCTTGCTAGCCGTGACCAGTATGGGCAACTAGGTTTGCAAATGAAGGAAATCCTACGCAAACTGTTAGCCCTACCCTGTCACGTTATGATCATTGCACAGGAAAGAAACTTCAATGACGATAACACAAGTGACTTGCTATTGCCTTACGTCAGTGGCAGTCTATCCCCTAAGACTACAGGCTGGCTCAACGCGGCAGCAGATTACATCGGCCAAACCTTTATACGTGACAAGTACGTTATAAAGGATGTTACGTTGGCAGGTGGTAAAATGAAAAAGGTAAGAACACAAGTGCCTGGAGTAGAATTTTGTTTGCGTACTGGTCCTAATGGCACCTTTACTACTAAGTTTCGTAACACCCCTGGAACCACACTACCGGAGGTATTAGTAGATCCTACGTATGATAAGATCTGCAAGATCATAGGTGAGTAGCAAGGAGGTATTGTGCTTGTACTCAGTAGGAAGAAGGGTGAACAAGTTGTTGTGAATGGTAATATCACAGTCACAGTTGTAGACATTAAAGGAGATAAGATCAGGTTAGGATTTGATGCCCCTAAGGAAATGCCAGTACATAGAAAGGAAATACAAGACCATGTAGATAAGGGTGATGTAGTTAAGTTCAATGGTAAGGATTCTAAACAAGTTAAATCAGGAGAGTAAGTAATGGCTAAGACTGCAAAGTCAAGCGTATTGGGTAAGTTGAGCCCGAAGGCTAAGGCTGCTTTTGATAAGGCAAAGACTGAGGAGATGGTACCAGATAGTGGTGGTAGACTACCTGGAGGGATTGGAGCAGGTATTGCTCAGCTTAGTAAGTGTGGATTTGCATTATTCAAGCAAGGGGCTAATCAGGGTAAGCCTTATTTCATGGCTAGTGGTATTGTGTTTAGTCCTACTCATGCTGGTGATGTTCCTATTAAGGGTTTGCGGACACAGCTTGGACCTGTTGCGTTGTGTGATACTAAGAATGGTGCTGGTAAGGTAACTACAGAAGCTGAGCATGTAGCTGAAGTGCTCAACGTCTTTAAGCGTTTAGGTGTTGATACTAGTGAGCTAGAGTTTAGTCAGTGGGAAGAAACCGCTGCTGCCCTAGAAGAAGAGAAGCCATTCTTTAGGTTCCGTACTAGTGAAGGTAAGACACAAACTAGTGGACCCTATAAAGGTAAGCCACCACGAGTATTTGAGAATTGGGGTGAAGTATGTGAATACGACCCTGAAGGTGGTGATGAGGTAGTAGACGAAACTGCTAGTGATGATGATGCACCAGCAGAGGATGATACTACTGAAGCAGGCGATGAAGAGCAGGACTTGGATGCACTGGCTGAGGCAGCAGATGCCGAGGATGGTGATGCACAACTTGCCCTTACGGAGTTGGCTACCCCACTAGGTATTGACCCTGAATCTATTGATACTTGGGCTGAGGTAGTAGAAGCTATTCGTGCTGCTCAAGAAGGTGGTGAAGATCAGGAAGAAGAGGCTAGTGATGACGGTGAGGAGTTTGTACCAGAGAAGAGTAGCATCTATAAGTACAAGTCAGCTAAGCAGAAGAAAGCTGCTGAATGGGAATGTATTGCAGTGAACGAGGATAATGGCACATGCAGCATGAAGGATGTTGCTACAAAGGTCATTGTCAAAGGAGTAGGATTTGGTGAACTTGAAGTGATTGAGTAGTTGACCTATAAAGCTGAGCAAGGAACTAGGTAGGTGGGTAGCTAACTTAGAGCACCTCCTAACCTTGCTCAGCTTTCTTATTTAGGATCATATATGCCAAAAGTAACTGGAGTTATAAAGGGTAAGCTAGGTAAGGTAGGTAATACCGTTGCTAATGGCCCTAAATTGGCCCCAAACAGCAAGCAACCAAAGGCGTACCAAAGTACCAATAAACCAAAGCAAGCTGTTAGCGTGGCTAATAGGGGCCTTAAAAGGGTCGTTACAAAAGGTGCCTGCATTGCTTGTGGCGGGTCTGGTACTAATAGCCGTGGCAGCACTTGCACACCATGTCAAGGGTCAGGCAAACCTAGACCAGATATGGCCCCAACAGTTAGGAGGTAGACTTGGGAATATTGGATACACTTAAGAATGTAGATATTAAGAAGTGGAAACCTAGGCCTGAAATACTAGCATCATGTCATACACCGAAACCAATGCACCAGACTGTGCCTAGGGATATCCTAGGTAAGGCTTGGTGGGATAAAACACGTAAGGAAGCATACAAGTCAACGAACTATCACTGCATTGCTTGTAGTACTCACAAGTCTGATGCTAAGTACCATAGATGGCTTGAGGGCCATGAGCTCTACAAACCGAACTACGCCGTGGGAATATGGAAATACATAGAAACTGTGCCACTATGTCACTTCTGCCACAATTACATTCATTCTGGTAGATTACAGATGTTATTAGAGCGTGGTGAAATACATCACCATAAGTACGTGGCTATTATTCAACATGGTGATGCAATACTGGCATCTATTGGGCTAGAGCGTTGGCAACCCTATGAAGGCAAGTTTGCACCTTGGAATAAATGGCGGCTACAGATTGGCCGTAAGAAGTATAAACCAAAGTTTAAGTCGCTTAGTGAATGGGAAGCTAACTTTGATGTCAAGGAAGAAGAATAGTATCGTTGTACAATCTGTGCTATAATACATGCGTGGGCTAGGCTGATCCCCGAAAAGCGTATTCCCTTGTACGCCTGCCCCGCTTCTTTACCAAGGGTCTCTTAAGGGAGGGTATCTAATGCCTAAGATTACTGGTAAGTTCTGTAAGAAATGTTCTATTTGTGGTAGAGTTCCAGTTATTGGTAAGGGTTTATGTAATAGACATTACTTAAAAGTTTACCGTGGTAAGAGTAAGATAAAAGCATTAACTAGAACAGAAATCACATTAGAATTTCTTGCTTTATGTATTAAATCTAATACTGATAAATGTCTAGAACGACTAGATTCCAAACATAAACCTCAAGGGTACTATCCGTCTTTTAAGTATGAAGGAATATATTATAAACTTGGATGGTGGGTACTAGAGAAAACTGTAGGTAAGAGACCTAAAAGTTTAGAAATGAGACACCATTGTGGAAATTCCAAATGTTGTAATCCTAGACATTTATCATGGTCAACTCACTTAGAAAATATTGGTGATCAAGTATTACACGGCACTAATTATGATAAACATGGTGAAAACAATCCAAATGCCAAACTAACAATTGATCAAGTAAGATATATACGAAAACATTACATTAAAGGAAGAGGTTGGTATGACCCTGGAAATGCACAGATCTTAGCAAAAGAGTTAGGTGTGGCTGCTCATTTAATTAGATCTGCTGCTAGAGGGGGATGGAAGAATGCTTAGAGCTACCAGTTTGGATACAGAGACCAATGGGGTTGATCTTCATCACGGAGCTAAGCCTTATCTAGTAACTGCCTGTAATGACCAGAATGAAGTAACCTACTGGGAAGTAGACGTAGACCCATTAACTAGGGAACCACAATGGACTGAAGATGAGATAACTGAGATATGGGAGTACCTAGATAGTTATGACCTATGGGTGTTCCAGAATGCTAAGTTTGATCTAACAGCCTTATCTACCATTGGTTTCATCTGGGATAAGAGTCATTGGGCTAAGGTGCATGATACTCTATATTCTGCACACCTATTGTTCAGTAACCAGCCTAAAGACCTGACTACCTTGGCAATGGTTCACATTGGTGTGAACATACAGCCCTATGAAGATAAGGTAGAGTTAGCAACCTTAGAGTCACTGAAGGTTATTAAGAAGAACCCCTTATTATTCCCTAATTGGAGGTTAGCTAAAGCAGGATTACCTGAAATGCCTTCTGCTGATAAGAAGGTGTGGAAATATGATATGTGGGTGAATAGGGCTGTGGCTAAGGTAATGAACTACCCTAGTGGTCATCCTGCTTGGACTGCTACGGCTAACTATGCCAATGCTGATAGTAGTGTGACATTACCTATTCATGATGTACTACAGGAGAAGCTAAAGAAACGTAAGCTAACTAAGATCTATAAGGAACGGTTGAAGGTTATCCCTGTAGTCTATAAGATGGAGATGGATGGGGTAACGGTTAGTGGTAATAGACTAAAGACCATGCAGCAAGAGTTTAGGGAGGACTCTACTAGGTCTGCGGCTATTTGCATGAACATTGCTAATGAGTATAAGTATGACCTAGAAATGCCTAAAGGGTCTAGCAATAATAACTCCCTGCTAGGTTTTGTGTTTGGACCATTAGGGTTAGAGTCAGTTAAGCCAACAGCAACAGGCAAGCCATGCTTTGATAAGGATGTTATAGATAGCTACATGGCAACCTTAGAGCCTAAGACTAAGGCTGCTACTTTCATACGTAACCTACGTGGTAATCGTAAGCGTAGTAAAGCCCTAGAGGCAATGGATAGTTATGAAGAGTATTGGTTGCCTACTAGAATAAAGGATTGGTATAAGCTACATTGCAGCCTGAACGTCACAGGCACGGATACTTTAAGGTTCAGCAGCCAGAACCCTAATGCCCAGAATATTAGTAAGCAAGAGGGATTCAATGTGCGTTACTGCTTTGGACCTGCTCCAGGTAGGGAATGGTGGTCGCTAGACTACAGTAACCTGGAGCTAGTTATCCCTGCTTATCTGGCTAATGAACCAGATATGATACAGCTATTTGAACGGCCAAAAGACCCACCTTACTTTGGCAGTTATCACATGCTTATATTTGACCTACTACATCCAGAGAAGTTTGCCAAGCATGGCATGAAGTGTAAGGAGATATATGAAAGCACTTGGTATCAGTGGACTAAGAATGGTGACTTTGCTGTGCAATATAATGCTCAGGAGATTAGTGGTACAGCAGATAGGGCTTATCATGTACCTGGAGCACAACGTAGGATTAAGGATAAGCTAGCCAATATAGAAAGGTTTAGCCAACAGACTATTGAGTTCGCTAATAAGCATGGTTATGTAGAAACTGTCCCTGATAAAACAGTAGACCCAGAGCACGGCTATCCACTACTATGTACCAGAAGTAAGTGGGGGTCTGTATTAGCTACAGTACCGTTGAGCTATAAAATTCAAGGTACTGCTATGTGGTGTACCTTCAAGGCTATGCTAAGGTGTAGTGATTACCTAGAGGAGTTAAATAGAAAGGCTAAGAAGGAATTATACTTCATGCCGTTACAGATACATGATGAACTCGTTTTTGACTTCCCTAAAGGTGTTGGCAAAGAACCACATAAGACTAACTTGCCAAAGGTACAGCATATACAGAAGCTAATGCAACAGAGTGGTGATGACATAGGAATCCCTTTGCGTACAACGATTACTTACCACAATGAATCTTGGAGCCAAGGAGTTAAAGTATGACTAATGATGAAGTTAAAGCACTAGAACCTTATGACAGACTATTGTGGTGGATTAAGTTACGCCATGCTGTATACAGACGTAAGGCAGCAGGTAGACCTAAACCTTGGTGTGAAAATGAACTAATGCAGCAGACATACTTCACTAATGTCTACAGGGAACTAGATAAGACTACAGTGTGGTTCAGGGAAAACATTAGGGAACCACTAAGAAATACATCTGAAGTGTTGTTTGCAACTATTGCTTTCAGGTGGTTCAATTGGCCTCTTACTGGTCACTTACTAAAAACTCGTGGTGGATTGATGAGTGGTAAGGATGGTCCGTTCGGGTATTTTGTTGGATGGAAATTAGATGCTGTTGTAGACCTATTGAGTAGGTACAGAGATGAGGGTAATCAAGTATTTACTGGTGCCTTCAATATCAGCAACAGTGGGAGTAGTAAACCTAAGATTGATAGGGTCTGTGATGACTACATTCAACCAGTATGGGAACAACGTGAGAAGCTAGTTAGCTTCTTTGATCATGGTTCGTTAGGGAAGTCACATGGACCCACATTAGCTGCCGCCCATAAGATGTTTATGGAATTGCCTGGATTAGGTGGCTCAGGGTTTATGGCAGGACAAGTGGTAGCAGACTTACGCCACACCTACTTACTAGACAAAGCACCTGATCTAAAGTATTGGGCAAGTATAGGTCCAGGTAGTCGTAGGGGTATGAATTACCTACACAGTAGACCACCAGAAACACCTATCAACAGTAAGCAATGGCAGGCTGAATTGACTGATCTAGTAGCTAGGGTTAATACTGACTTAAGTGGGGGTTCATACAAGTGGCCTTACATTCATGGACAAGATATGCAGAACTGTTTGTGTGAAACAGGTAAGATGAATAATATTCTGTTTGGTAATGGTAGATCTAAGAGGAGGTACTTAGGGGTATGAATATAAACCTATTCTATCTTAGTGGTAATACTACAGGAGGTTGGGTGACCTACACAGCACATTTGATGTATGGACTAAAGCAAGCTGGTTATAATCCGTTACTCTATAAGGTTGGTAATAGGTCTGAGATGAAGCGTAGGCAGTTTGGTTACGACCAAGAGTATAGGAATATATGCCTTGGAGATGCTGAGCACATAGTTAGAACTGGTGGTTTAATGGTGCCTGATAATCCTAACTGTAACTCAGTTATAGTAGCTCTACAAAAGAACTTTAGGGAAAAGGCACAAGCACTATTAGAACATGGTGCTTGGATGGTTGTACATGACCCAGCGGAGTTTGCTAACCTAAAGCTGAGTGATAGTAACAGATACATCACTATTCGTAAGGCTGTACAAAAGCAGATACCTGATAGTCACCTAGTCCTACACCCCTACCATAGACACTTCAAGCCTAAGACTAAAGCAACTGGTGAATTGAATGCCTGTTCTATTAGCCGTATAGACTTTGATAAGCATACAGATATTCTACTAGATGCTAACCGTTTACTACCCAAGGATAAGCAAATACAGATAAATGGGTTTGAGAATAGACTATACACTAGGTTTAAGATATGTCCTAATTACCCTGAATGGGAGCAGAGTAAGGCAGCTTATCCTAGGGAACGTGAGGTAGCTACTAGCATCTGCCATAAGGCAACCTATGCAGTTGATATGAGTGTGATTAAGGGCGATGGTGGTGGTACTCAATACAGCTTTATGGAGGCTATGGATGCAGGTAGTATCAACATCATTAACCGTAAGTGGTTAATTCCTGGTGATGAAATGAAGGTAGGAGTTAATTGCTTTGCTGTTAGTGATGGTGAAGAATTAGCTGCTATACTTAAGAAGTCCCTTAAAGGTCAAGATGTAATGGTTAAGAATAGTGATATACTACTAGCAAGGCATGATGCTAAACTCATAGCCAAACAGTTTGTGGAGGTTCTTAATGCTAAAGCCTGAAATATTGATACTAACTCGTGGTCGTGATATGAGTATGCAACTCACAGCCCAGGCTCTATTAGCAGCAGGAGTTAAGTTTAGGTTCTGCCAGACTATGGGTGATGATACTAAGCTAGACCACGTACTACCTAGGATCATTGTAGAAGCTAAGAATATAGCAGAGAAACGTGAAAAGGTATTAGCTACTCAGTTAGCAGGCTATACACAGACCATTATGTTGGATGATGACATCAAGTTCCATAAGGTAACTGATACAGGTACTAAGAAAGCAACACCAGTAGACGTAGCAGACCTATTCAAGCTCATTACCAAGCAAATGGAAACGAATGCTTTGGTAGGGGTTGAACAAAGGTTTATGATACAGATGAAGGAAAAGCCCTTTAACACTAAGCTAGGACCACTACTCCACCTATTTGCTATCAACAAGTCACTGCTAACAGGTAAGGAAAGGTTTGACCGTGTTATAGGTCATGAGGATATTGACTTTGTGTTACAGGTATTGTGGAATAAGCTACCAGTTAGTATGATTTCTAACTACTGCCACGATGACATAGGTAACTTTGAACGTAAGGGTGGCTGTAGTATCTGGCGTACTAAGGAAAGCTGCTTGGAGCAAGTGTTAGTGTTAGAACGGCTATGGCCTCACCTGATTACACACAAGTTTGATAAGAATGGTGTCCCACGAGTACGTTGCAAATGGGCTAAGGTTAGAGCACACAGGTCAATTAAATAGGGAACTTGATATGCCTAAGATTACTCAGCAGTATGTCCAAGCACCACCATTCTGTCTACAAGTTGAGCTCTGTGAGGGCTGTAACCTCCGTTGTAGCTTTTGTGGACTTAATGGTATTCGTGGTAAGGCTAATGACCTTAAGTTTATGACACTAGACTTAGCTAAGGTACTTATAGAGCAGATTAAGGAGTCTAAGTGGAATAGTCGTATTGAGTTTGCTATGCACGGTGAACCTAGTCTACACCCTGACTTAGTCAAAATAGTAAGCCTGTTCCGTAAGGGTTTGCCTAAGAAGACTCACCTAATGATGACTAGCAATGGTGGTGGTTTCCTTAGGTCACCCACAGAGCTGATTGATGGTGTGCTAATCAACCTGAATGTGTTAGCCTTGGATGCTTATGAGAATGTGAATATTGTGCCTAAGATACTAGAAAAGTATACTGGGGTATTCAAGCCTAAGCATTATCCAAAGGATAAGCAGGCTAATCCTCATCAACGTAGGGCAGAAGGTGAGCATGATCTAGTGATTGTACAAGACATTAGTGAAGCCACTAAAGGCACTCATAGTAGTCTTAACAATCATTGTGGCTGTGGTGCTCCCCTTAATGACTCTGCTCAAGGTAAGCGTTGTGCTAAACCATTCCGTGAGATGAGCATACGTTGGGATGGTAGTATTGCTCTATGTTGTAATGATTGGACAGGAGTTTATAAGTGTGGTAATATACAATATAAATCTATTGTAGATATCTGGCAAGGCCCTGAGTTCCAAGCAGCACGTAGAAAGCTGTATCATGGTCTAAGGGACTTTGGTGCCTGCAAGGGATGTGATGCTTTGAGCTATAGACCAGGACTTTTACCTGACCAGCGTGGCAATGATAGCTTACCGTTGCCTAGCCCTAGGGATGAGGCAGTGATAGCCAAAGCAGTAGCGGGTAAGACCTACACCTTGCCAGTGTTAAGGGACTGGCAAAAGGTATAGGCTACAGACCCCTTAAAACGCTGCCTAACGCATAGTTAGCAGGTAAAGGCCCCAAAGTACCCCTAAACCTTGTAATGCGTTAAAACGCAAGCTAGGGGGCTTAAAAGCCATATTACCTATATTACCTAGCTTAACATTAGGCGTAGTTAAAAGAAAAGGACCTAGAGCACGATGCCCTAAGTCCTTGTTCTTAACCTATTGTATTCTAACTCAAGTATTCAGCTTGGGTGGTAAGACCCTGAGTGACTATTCCTTGTCTTTCTTCTTGGACTTGGCAGCCTTCTCAGCTTCCTGCTTCTTGAACTCGGCTACAGGGTCAAGGGCAGCACCTTTCTTGGTGAGGTAGATAGCCACACCACGAATCTCCTCAACTCCCTTAACCACTTCGATAAGGCCAGCAGCCTTAGCATGGTAGGAGTAGTGGCGGACCAAAGCTGCATCAGCCTCCCCACCAATCTTAGCAGCAACATCAGCCGCTCCCTTGGCACTGTCCACACCAAAGCACTTCAGAGCCTTAAGGGCTTTGAACACGCTTACCTTTTTGTCGCTCCAAGGCAAGTCCTTTTCACGTTCAATACCATACAGACCACTCCGCTCCTTCTTCTCACCCTCAGGCTTGGCAGCTTTCTTCTTGACTGCCTTCTTAACTGACTTGCCACTACCTCCTGCGACCGTGGTGGTCTGGTGTTTGGCACTGACCTTCTTAGCCTTAGCTTTGGGGGCTTCAGCAACAGCAGTACCACCTTCACTACCCTCGTTGTAGAACACTCGCATCATATCGCTCCTTAACAAGTACCTAGTTCGGCTAGGCGTCCGTTTGGGCTATTGCCCACTAACCACATTGTAGCACTAGATTCAATCCTAAACAAGTGTAGATTGAAATTATTTATGTGAGTTCCTTAGCTCACTATCTAGTATTAAGACCATCCTTTCTTACCTTATGTTGAATACAGGTAATAAGTCCTGTACCTGGAATTAGTTTACCATCAATGCCTGCTTCTTTGCACCTACCACAAATCACTTCACCTGCCCACCCTGTTCCACAATACATACAATCCCTGTGACGTTTAGGTGCCCTACACCTACACTTCTTTGGCTTGGGCATGTTTTTCCTCCCATCGTTTAAGGGCTTGTGCTTTGTAATAAGGAACTTCAGCTTTGGTTAGACCATTGATGTACTCCCTACCATCTACTCTAACCACGTAGCAGTAGCCATCATCTCCACCTTCTTGCTTAGCTGTGATCTTTGGCTTCTTGGTTGGCATACAGGGTCTCCTTGGCATACTTATGGAACACATTGACTTGACGTTCTGTAAGAGGTATTGAGTTCCTATCTTCCATTGGGTTGATGTAAGTCCTAGGTTGTGTGAAGTAGTGGAGCATGGCAATACAGTCTTCCCTAGTTACTTCACGGCTCATATCCCAACCACTACCTTCAAAGTAATACCAATGGAGGCCTAATAGTTCCTTGGCAAAGTAATCCATTGTTGTGTCTATATCACCACCATCTCTCCTAACAACATGTTGACCTGACCAAATCAGTTCTGGTAGTGCTCCCGGACTATAGCCAAACACACAAGCAGTAGTCCCACAATTATGGAGCATTGGCTTCTGTTCTACTAATCCTATTAAGCTATTTTCTACACTAAGGGAGTATAGATGGTAGTAATCAGTCTTAGTCTCTAATGGTGCCTTTCTATACAAGTCATAAAGTCTGTCATCTACGTTAATCACACTACCAAAGTTAAAGTTCTCATCCTTAATAACCTGTAGTAATAGGTCACGCATCTTAGCACAATTGTCACGGTGTTTTTGTTCACGTTGGTACATCACTTAACTCCTTTAATGATTGGGTTCTTGCCGGCAATAAACTTCTTAGTCCAAAAGGCTCGTGCTTTGTGGGCATTCACATCTGTAAATACCTTAGTGGCACGACCACCCCTGCAATCATACTCAATGGCTACACAAGGTAGTCTACCTGATATGGCTGTCATACAGGCTCTTTTGATAATAGGATTGCTATGTGTGCCAAACCATAAGGATCAATCACGTGATTTACATCCCTAACATACATAATCCCAAATTCTTGAGTATCATGTATATCCTTCTTTAGTAGGATACATTCAGATTTTCTTGGTACTGCATCAGATTCATACTCACTTACTACTTCATTTCCTTCTGAAGTTCCTTTGATCAACCTAATTTTAGCCATTGTGGATCTCCTTAGTTACTCCAGGTTCAGCCAGTTCACTTACTACAGGGTAAGCATCTGTTACTGTATCATGTCCACATACCTGAGTCCCTGTTAAGTGGGCAATCTTGTCAGCCCACAATATGCAGATTGGGTGATGGTTGAGTTCATCGGTCCCTAGGTGTGGGCAGGCTTTACGTAGGTCAGTTATTGCCCTACTGAATCCATGTACAACGCCTGATAAGTTACAGGCATCTTGTACTTCCAAAGCTTCCTTAGCCAACTCTTGTAATGTTCTACTCATTGTGGTGCTCCTTAGTAGTCAGGCTGCAAGCCTGGATTGAGGTTACTTCTTTGTGGGATAAAAGTCACGTTCGCCGCATTCAGGGTACTCTACCCTAGCTTTGGTAGCTCCCTTCTCAACAGCGGACTTGGCTGCTGCAATTGCTTCCTTTTCATATCTGTACTTTCTGGGGAAATAACCATAGGGGTAGATGGATGGTGCATCGTTTACTTGAACAGTGTAGAACTTAGGCATACCACTTCCTTATTTGATAATCGGATGATTGGGATAGAAAGTACGGACGATGTCAGCACACTTACGCAGAGTCTCCATTTTAGCAGCATCAGCAGCATAAGCAGCAGAATCAGCAGCATAAGTAGCATAAGCAGCAGCATAAGTAGCATAAGCAGCATAAGTAGCAGCGTAAGCAGCAGCATAAGCAGCATCAGCAGCAGCATAAGCAGCAGCGGCAGCAGCATAAGCAGCATCAGCATAATCAGCAGTATCAGCAGCATCAGCAGCAGCCTCAGCAGCAGCATAAGCAGCAGCATAAGCATCAGCATCAGCATAAGCATCTTGCCGTGCTTTTCTAACGTCTGCTAAAGTAACGTCTAAGTCTCCTTTGCAATAGGCTTCAGTTACTTCAATACACTTCAACACTTGCTTGTCTTTTGTGCAAGGGAGTGCAAGGCGAGCACAACCACAAGCGACCAGTCCCAGTAACTTTCGTTTGGGACTACCTACCTCACCCGAACACCTACCAGCAATCCATAACATCCAATCTCCGCGTTCACATGATTGCCAAGCCTGTTCGGCTGATGGTTGTTGCTGAACCCACCTCATGGCTTCTCTACAAGCCTTAAGCTCCACGAGTTGGCATGACCAGTGTTGAGTTGTGGTGCTCATCATCTAACTCCTAATAAGGGAAAACTTGGTGAACAGCCCCCACCTAGTCACTAATAACAAACTAGCAACTAGATGGGAGTGGGCACCACACCCTATTTCTTAGTAGGTCTAACAGTTGCTTGGTCTAATTCCATCCTATAAGTTAGGCGTTCTATTTCTTCTACACATAACCTATCACAGTCTATCTGATTAATACCTATATGGCGTTCAGTAATAATAGTCTGCATTCTAGACCAAATACGTGCAAGTTCAGCATCTAACTCTTTACATAGTATTATCATAATCAACTCCTTAAGTAAGTGTTCTTGGTGCCCACAACACAACTACGTTATACCATAGCCTATAGCACAATGCAAGCCTGGATTACTCCAACACAACTATGGGAAGCTGTGTAAATTCATCCTCCTCCTCTGGTATATGTTCAGTTTCTAGCTTAAGCCCTGAGTGGCTATAAGCTGATTCCATTACAGTTTCAGTTCCATAATCAAGTGTTCTTACGGTTTCTACAGGTAGTGCTTGAGTTGTATGGCAGTGGTCCCCATAGTCACAACCAAACACAACATAAGCCTTCTTGGCATGTTCAGGTAAAGCTTGTAGTTCCTCAATTAACTGCTCAACCGTTAAGCAGCGTTCCTTAAGTTTGTAGTCAACAATCTTTGGATTACTTACCATCATTCTACTCCTTGTGGTGCCTAGTGGTCAACTATTCAAACTAACAAACCTTCTACTCTCATAAGTACAAGGGTTTCCGTTACTGTTGGTACATTGTCCATATCAGAAAGTCTTACTAAGCGTTTTCTAAGTTGATCACCTTTAGGTGTCCCCATTGAAGGAAAAGCCCGGCCAGTTGTGATCACATACTCTGCTGCAATATCCCTACGCCAAACGTTATACACTTTATCTACCATATCAACCTCCTTTGTTAAGTGGTCAACATCCCCGACCACCACTATGTGATGGGCGGAGGGTTGATCAGTTACTTTGGTGTAGACAGGTGTTCCCTGTAATCCTTACCTCCCTTATTGTAGATAAACACAGGTTCCTTATCAAACACGTAGACCTTACCACGTTCCCTAAAGTCAGCACTGAAGCCGTGTATAAAGACATTAGCCACAGCTTCAGGGGTCTCCCCCTCCATCTTAGTCACACCATAGTTGGCAACGTAGGTCCAGATTACAAAGTATTGGTTCATAGTGTGGTGATCCTGTTAAGGTTCTTATTGGTGTTAGCTGACCTTAGTGACTACTCCATCCTTCATTGTAACTGTGGCGTACCAAGTATGTGGAGCAGGATAATGTGGTCCACTCACAGTTTCCTTACCATCCATAGCTGGTGTTCCTAAGCCTGGAGCAAATAGAGTCACCCGCTCCCCTGCTGCTACTGCTTCCTTAAACTGCTTCTTGGTCTTGAAGTTCTTGCTTGCGTACATCATAAACTCCTTATCTAAAGGTTAGTAATCAGTTATAGTGATTGTGTTGAAGGTGTATAGATGATCTCATCACCGTCCACTACACTGATTGCAATAACGCCATTAACCGAACACCTACGGCAAAGGTGTAAGGTGATTTCCTTACCATTGACCTTCACAGGTTCAGTTTCAATTGGCTGATTAAAAGCAGCAAGGTCCCCTAGTACTACTGTTTTGTAGCATTCCAGGTCACTGTCCCAAACGTATTCAGTATTACAGATAGGGCAATTGTTCTTAATCATAACTACCTCCAGTGGTTAGTGAATCCCAGCCATCAACCGTTGACCCATAGCACACCCATTCAACCGTTTCTGTAGGCTTTGTGGTATGTTCCGCTTAGGGTCATGTAAGTAGGTTTGAATCAGCTCTTGGTCTACCCCCATACTCTGTAGCAATGCTGCTAGGTTCGTGTAGTTAGGTGAATCCAACAAGGTCCACCATACAGGGTCTTTATGTTTGTTCGTTGTGGGTCGCATCATAACTCCTTAAGGCTTAGGGTCCCAGCCAGCATCAGCTTCTGCTTGTTCAATTTGGTCCTGGAGTTCAACTTGGCACTCTTCACAACGCCCATACTTGTTGAGTCTCATGTGTGCCTTACAATCCTTACACTTCCCTACCCCTATACACCAATCAGGTACTTCACTACTCTTAGCTTTGCACATCACTACCTCCAGGGTCCATACATTGTGATAATTTCTTGGTCAAGGCTTGGTATGCCACTACTCCGCACATTCAGTGCTTCATACTTTTCCCATAGTTCCCATAACCAATCAGCACGTTCTTGGTCATGGTCAATAGGCTTTGGTTTAGCCATTGTCAACTCCTTATCTTGGTTGTTACTTACCCCCTGCCTAGCGGTTACTACTTTCAGTTCTGGTCTCCCAAGCTGCTTCCATTGCAGCGTAGTAATCGTTGTGGTAGGTCACTACATCAGTACCACAAAACGGATCATCATACTGGGCAGCAAGTATGTGGGTCCCCCATTCATGCCTTATATCGTTTTGGAACTTGGCAAAGGTCTTTCTGTACTTCCCACCCCTGGGCAGTACACCACTAAGTTCCCTACGCTGCCTAAACCACAACAACAAGTTCTTAGTTGTTGGTTTCAACATACCTACCCCCTATGCTAAAGGTACAGAAAGCTGAACATTAGTCAGCTAATGAAAGTCCAGGTCACACAAAAGCCCCCTGCAAGCTTGCGGCCTACAGGGGGTTGCTTGTGTGACCTAGGCTGCTTGCGTAGCGGCCACCTTGGGGGTAGCAAGGCTAGCAAGGTGGGCAATGCCTGCGGCAGTAATAGCAAACCCATAGCCGGCACCACCGTTGCCATGTGCCGTAACGGCCGTTAAGCCTAGCGGCAGATAGTGGTAGGCATAGTGGCGTACCACAACAGCCCGACTATGCTTGCCCGCTGGTATGTGGGCGGCTACTTGCTTGGCAGGCAGGGGGTTGTTAGCCGTGGCACCAGCGGCCACTAGTGCCTGTAGTACCAACAAGCCTACAGGCTGCTTAGCACCCGTTTTAGGGGCAGGCCGCACCCAGCCCCATTTACCACCGTTGTAGGCCGGTGCCGTGCTGGTAGCCGCAGGGCTGGCAACGGGCGTTGTAGTGGCCGCTGGCTGTTGTGCGGCAGCAGCGGCTTTAGCAGCCTGTGCGGCTTGGCGTTGCTGCTTTTTGTTTAGGGGCTTGGCAGCATTGGTAGTGGGCATTGTGGTGCACCTTGTAGCTAGGCCAGTTTGGCTACGGTACAAACGGCACGTACAACCAAACCAGCTATACACCATAATACGGCCGGCAAGCGGTTATACAATAGGGTATTACCTACTATTTTGGTTACAAGTTTGTAAGGTTACGCAATACCCTATTACCTACCTGAGCTACCCATTAGCTACCTAATATACCCCCTATTGCGTACCCTAGCAGTAGGCCCCTAACAACTCAGGGGTAGGGGGTGGGGCCTATTAGAACATTGAATATACAACTAAGGCTTAATTAGCCATTTGTTATAATGAAGTGTTGGACTATACACTTTAACTAGTAGGAGGGTAGCTGTGTCTAAACCTAGGATTCTTTGTGACCTAGATGGTTGCATAACTGACTTTGATAGTGGTGCCTGTAGAGCTCATGGCATTACACTAGAGGAGATGAATAAGCATAGGAAGCTAGGGGAGTGGAGTATAGTTAGACCTATGGGTTTAGCATTAGGTATTGATAACTTTACTGAGCATGACTTCTATGAGCCTATACATAAGCTAGGTGAATCATTCTGGCTAGGTCTGCAACTATTACCCCATGCACATGAACTCTTAGCCTTACTAGACAAGTACAGCGATGACTGGTATATTGTTACTAGTCCTATTAGAGGTACTTCTAGTTATGTAGGAAAGCATAAATGGCTAAAGAGATTCTTTGGTCAAGAGTTTGAAAGGTTTGAGATTACTAAGCATAAGTACCTCATGGCTAATCCTAACACTATATTGATTGATGATAATGGTGCTAGTTGTCAAAAGTTCTATGATAATGGAGGTAGAGCATTAGCATTTCCCACTCTAGGTAATCAGTTTCACTACTATGTCAAAGATCCCATTGGTTATGTTAGTTCTGGTATTGAACTAGCTATTAAGGAGTTACAAAGATGCATCTAACATTTAGGTCTGTAAACCAAGCCTTCCGTGTACTAGTAGCAGACATCCATAGAGGTAGAATACCTACAGTTAAGTCTGAGTCACGTAATGGACCTGTACTAAGAATACCTGAGCCTGTAACCATTACCTTCACTAACCCTAGGGAACGAGTGCTATTCAATGTAGGGAGGGATATAAATCCCTTCTTTTTGATGTACGAAAGTCTCTGGATGTTAGCTGGTAGACGTGATGTAGAACCTGTTGCCTACTATGCTGAACAGATGCGTAAGTACAGTGATGATGGTAAGGTTCTGCATGGTGCTTACGGCTATCGCTGGCGTAGGCATTTTATGTATGATCAACTAGATATGGCTGTAGAAGAACTACGTAAGAACCCCACTAGTAGGCGTGTTGTTGTGGCTATGTGGGATGCTAGTAGTATTCAGGATAATAGTAGTGATGATGCAGCAGACTTACATGGTGACTTAGAAGTAGCAATGAATGGTGGGCTTGATGTTCCATGTAACACGCAGATGTATTTTGACATCGTTGATGGTAAGTTAAATATGACTGTACTTAACAGATCTAATGATATGATCTGGGGACTATTAGGAGCTAACAGTTGTCACTTTAGCTTCTTGTTGGAGTACATGGCTTGCCGTATAGGGGTAGAGGTAGGTTTACAACATCACTTTACTAATAACCTACATATCTATACAGAAAGTAATAGTGGCTTTCACCCAGAGAAATGGTTACAAGGTGCTTTACGTGAAACTGAGTATGCAGATAATGTAGAGGATCAAAGTGTTAATGGTGGTGTGCTAACTCCTCCTTTGCTATTACAAACCTATTCTGGATTTGCTGAATCATTTGATAAAGAGGTTAAAGAGTTTATTGATAATGCTACAAGTGATGTCCATAAGTGGAATAATGTATTCCTTAGTGGTACAGCAGAACCTATGTGTAGAGCATTTAAGGCACATAAGGAACGTAACTATGATGCTGCTTATTCATGGATGGAACGTGTGTTAGCACAAGATTGGCGTGATGCAGGCATTACTTGGATTCAACGTAGGAAACAGAACTGGAAGGCTAAGAATGACCAAGCTAATAACCCCTACCACCAATCATCAGTTGCCCAAGGCGATGTGGAACCTACCAAAGATTGAACCTAGACCTATTATGTATAAGAGGCAGTTTGTTAATGACTATATTGATGGGGTCTTTGGCAACCGTGTTCCTACATGGCCTGATATCTATACATGGCTTAGAGGTAGCCCATTATCAGGTAAAGGTCCAGTAATACTTGCTCACATACGTAACAGAATAACTAATGGGCCAACATGGTATGATATACCTGCTGTTGATGTATACAAGAAGTATCTTGAGGTAACTAAGGCTGGACTAATAGCACCAGAGGATTGCTATTTCAGTTTAATGGCTCCAACTGAAAAGACCTTGTTTCAAGGTGAAGTAATCCATAGGCAAGGTAAGCTAGAGTTGTACTACAGCACAATAGTCAAACCCATGCGTGCTGCTTTACAGGAGGGTGGGCATAATGTTAGTGGATTAACAGCCCTACGATTACTTAAGGGTTACTTGAATGTTAATAGCTATGAATGGTTATGGCATTTACTAGACACTTATGATGACCATGTAATAGAGTTCAGTACATACAGTATTGAATGTGGTATGCTCAAGGGGTTTAATACAATCTATTGGGAAGTTCGACTTGGATATTAGATACCACTTCTGTTTAGAATGTGGTTTACCTTCATTCCTTAATTGCAACTGTACTGTTATTGACCCAGAAACTTGTATTGAGTGTGGTAGGATTGGTAGCTCAGAAAACATCAATTGGTGTAATTGTTGTGGAGCTAAAGTTTGTATCTTGTGTTGGGATGAACATTGGTTTGATGATATTCACATTAACTGGTACAATTTTGAGGACTAGTATGCCAAAGGTTAATCAAGCTACAGAAACACCACAATACCTTAGACCTTATGAGTTCTTAGGCTTAGAACTGACATATAAGGCAGGTGATAAGGATGCCTATGCAGACTGTATCTATTGTGAACGTGAAGGTAAGATGGGCATTAAGGTAGAGACTGGTCAATTCAGGTGCAACGTATGTGAGGAGAAGGGTAACATACGTGTGTTCATGCAAAAGCTACAGGAGCTATCCTTTGAAGCCACGACTACACAGGACTATAAGGAGTTAGCTGCTAACCGTAAGCTATATACAGATGAAACCTTAATCCATTGGCAACTAGGTAAGAGCATACTAACAGGTGATTGGTTAATCCCTGGTTGGAATGTAGAAGGTAAGCTAACAGGGCTCTACCGTTATATTAAGAATGGTGATAGGATGATGCTAATGCCCACACCTACCCTCGGGCATCACCTATTAGGCATGAACCTGTTTGATAAGCAATGTGCTGTCCTATATGTATGCGAAGGCAGTTGGGACAGTATGTGCCTATGGGAAACCTTACGCCTAGCTAAGCCTAGTGGTGAGGGTTATGTAGCAACTAGTAATCCTCAAGCTAGCTTATTGGCAGATGCTAATGTGATTGGTGTGCCTAGTGCTAGTGTGTTCTATGAGAACTGGTGTGATTTACTTGGGGGCAAAACGATAAATTTAATGGCACAGAATGACCATGAGCGTATCCATAGCAAGACTAAGAAGCGTATAGCACCAGCTAGTTATGAAGGGATGCTTAAGATCCATAAGATGTTATTACAAGCTGACCATCCACCAGAATCAGTTAATATGATATTCTGGGGTGATAAAGGCTGGACTGAAGAATTACCTACAGGTTATGATGTTCGTGATATGATTACTAGTTAGGGGAACTTATGTCTGTTTATGTAGATAAGCTAACTAGATATCCAATACCCAAAGAAGCACAAGCAGCTAGAGTAGCAAAACGTAATGATGGTCAGTGGTGTCATATGTGGGCTGACACATTAGATGAACTTCATGTGATGGCTGCTAAGTTAGGACTTAAACAAACATGGTTCCAAAATCATAGTAAGTTACCTCATTATGATCTAACTCCTGGTAAGCGTTACATAGCCCTAGCGGCAGGAGCTATAGAGAAATCACTAATAGATCACTTTAGAGAGTTAAGATCTATTAGAACTAATAATACTTAGCACACTAATAATTATATAAGCTAACGGAGGCACAATGCCAAAAGTAACAGGTACAGTACAGGGCAATGGGCAAGCCACCCAAACACCCGTTTTAAGGCCCCTAGCAAGCCGGCTGGCAGCACTTGGGCGGTTAATGGTACTTTTACGCCCCTTGCCTAACGGTGGCGTTACAGGGGCAAATAACGGGCAAGTTACTACAGGTACTTTAGGTAATTTGGGTAGTTTAAGCCCTAGACACTGTGAATCATATAAGGAAGTGGTTAATTCATGGAAGAAGGCTATGAAGTGGACACCAGGACTTGACTGTGGGCTTAGTGTGATGTTAGCAAGTGTTGCTTCTGTGAAGATGGTAGGAGAACAATTATGGTTCAAGATTATAGGGCCTGCTAGTTCTGGCAAGACTACTGTGTTAGAGGGTCTTGCTGTGAATACTAAGTATGTCTTTAGTAAGGATAACATTAGAGGGTTTCATAGTGGTTATAAAACTCCTGATGGTGCTGATAATAGTTTAATCAGTAAGTTGAATGGTATGACGTTGGCAACTAAGGATGGTGATACACTACTGAAGACACCTAACTTAGTGCAGATACTAAGTGAGGCTCGTGGTATCTATGATAAGAACAGTCGTACAAATTACCGTACAGGGCAGGATATAGATTATGTGCTTAGGATGACTTGGTTGTTGTGTGGTACAGCAGCACTTAGAGAGCTAGATGATAGTGAGCTAGGTGCTAGGTTTTTAGACTGTGTGGTAATGGACCACATAGATGATGAGTTTGAGGATGAGGTAGGTTGGCGGGCTGCTAACCAAGAGATGCTTAACCTAAGCACCGAGTCCACTGATGATGCTACTACGCAATATAGCCCTGAGATAGTAGAGGCTATGCAACTCACTGGTGGCTATGTGGGCTACCTACGTGAGAATGTGGTAGACCTTGTTAGCCAAATCAGTGCAAGTGAAGAAGTATTGCTTCACTGTGCAAGGCTTGGCAAGTTCGTGGCCTTTATGCGTGCTAGGCCACCACGTAGGGGGGATGAGCCGGGTGAGCGTGAATTTAGTGCTAGGCTCGTTAAGCAAATTACAAGGCTAGCGGGAATGATGGCTGTAGTGCTTAACCGTAAGTCATTAGATGATGAGGTAATGCGTAGGGTTACAAAGATAGCAATGGATACTGCTAGGGGTCAAAGCCTTAAGCTGGCAGAACACCTTGCTAAGGCTGAACATGGTATGGATGCTAGTAGCTTGGCATTACTAACAGGCTACACAGACCACAAGACTAAACACATGCTCGGCTTCTTAAGACAAATAGGAGTTTGCGAAATAATTGTGGCTCCTGCTAGGTTTGGGGTCAAGAGCTCACAACGCAAATGGGTACTGACTAGTAGGATGAGGAAGTTGTGGTACGATGTGGAATCTAGTGATTAGGCTAAGTAGTGTACAAGTATGTGTACTTGTTTTGCAAACCAAAGTGGCTAAGGGGTACTAAAAACTTTTGCAAGGGTTAAGGCAATGAATAGAGAACACTGGCTTACAACTGTAGCTCAACAGCTTGAACCGTTCTTTAAGCGTAAAAAGCTATTCCTAAAGCCCTACAAGGTTACTTGTGGCTGGCCTGTACATAGAGGCATTGCTGTTAAACAGCGTGTTCTAGGTGAGTGCCATAGTTACAAAACTAGTAAGGCTGGTGTAGCTGAATTATTTATTAGTCCAACACTAGATGAACCGCTTAAGGTTGCTGGTGTGGTGTGTCATGAGATGATCCATGTGGCTGTTGGTAATGAATGTGGGCATAAGGGTATGTTCCGTACTGCCTGTAAGCTACTAGGGATGGGTGGTAAGCCTACTAGTGCCTTACCTGGACGTGACCTAAACAAAGAAGTGCAAAAGATAATTGATGGTGTAGGCATCTACCCACACCAAGCAATAGAACCAATTATGAAGGCTGTTAAGAAGTCAGCCAATGCACCCATTAAGCTAGTGTGTGATTGTGGATGCTTTATCCGTATCACACCTAAGTGGCTAGAAGAGGTAGGGCATCCTACCTGTGCTTGTGGTGGTGAGTTCCAAGAAGCAGATTAGTTAAAAGGTTAGCTTACTAATCTTATCTAATGCTTCCTGTTTACGCTTGGCACGTTGAATGGCTAAGTACATTTCAACCTTAGCTGCTTGTGCCCTACGTGCTTCAATCTTCTCTGGTGTGTTAGCCCTATGGTTAAACCCGGCAAAGTCACTACGTTTACGTTTAGCCATAGTTACCTCCATGTTCAATGTTCTAAGTCTAACCTCCAATACTTATTACACTAGTATAACTAGTATAAACGTATTGGGGTGTCACCACTACCTGTAGTATAATGGGGTTAGGTTTAGTATGCAAGTGGTAAAATTTTGTTGAATAGTATTTTGTGTAAGTGCTTATGGCAAAGCATTTACTAGGGCTAATCGTGTGCTATGGTTAATGTTGTGGGCATCCCGCTCAATTCGTGTGGGGCTGTACAGGTTAGAGTTGCTAACTCCTTATCTAGCTTGTGCAGCCCCTATCTTACATAAGGAGTTATCTATTATGGTAAGTGCTAATGGTGAACGTGGTAAGTGTCTGGATTGCTTTGCCTTTAGGGCTAAGCCTTTGAGTGGTCCTGTACAGATTGGTGTGCAAGGTCCTGCTGGAGTGTGTATCTATAATCCACCACAATTAGTTGCTATGAACACACCACAAGGATTAGCTGTGCAAACTATGTTTCCACCAATGCCTGCTAATGGATTCTGTGAACAATATAAACTAAAGGAGGTTAGTGATGCAGAAGCTACAACGTAGGGGATTTATTGCTGGTCTGTTGGCTGCTCCGTTAGCTCTGTTGGGGTTTAAGAAGGTAGAGGCTAGTCCATTCCCTCATATAGGTGATCCTTGGATTGAATATGATCCACCTATAAACTATAAGGAGATTAGCCAACGCAAAGATATCATAAAAGAAACTATGGTTCAAATACCTAGTGAGTCTGATTTTACTTATATGTCTGGTGCAATCAACACAATAGAAGGTGGTTATGAAGAGATCTATACGCTGCATGGTGGTAACACTAGTCTATGGTGGTGGGCTAATAAGTGTGGAACATGGAGGGATGGGCTGCAATGTATAAATGTTGGATTTACTATTATCCCAGAACTGTGTGGAGTTAAGGGACTTAGAATCAAACTAATATGGAAGATACCTACTACAACTGTTCAGTGGGGTAGTCTTAGTGATTTTAAGAAGACCTATAGATATGGGATTGTAATCCCTGAATTAAGGGATGATACTGCTATCAAAAGGTTGGCTGAGGGAGTTGATGTGAGATGATAGCTAATAATACAGTTGTGAGGATAAAGAAGCATCCTGCTCCTGATAATGGGTTTAATGTAAAGATAGATGCTAATGGGTTATTGGGTAAAGAGGCTGTGGTGATGCATGATCAACCTGTGGGTAATCAGAGGTATTATAAGGTTAGAACTCAGGATGGTCATACATGGAATCTACCTGAGTGTTGTTTAGAAATAGTGGATTGAGTCTTGTTTTGCTATATATATAGTGTAGATAGGGTTATTAAGGTATGACTAGAACATCAATTCAACCTTCTAAAAGAGGAGCTAATATCAAGAGGTTGAATAGTCAACAACAGTTGTTTGTTGAACATTTAGCTGCTAGTCCTAATTTCAATTCTACTGAAGCTGCTAGACATGCTGGATATAAGAATCCTGCTAAGTCTGCTATGGACATGCTTAAGAATCCAATTGTTCAATTGCATGTTGGTAAGGCTTTATCTGAACGTATTAAAAGGATTGAGTTCACTGCTGAAGAGGTGATAAGACATATTGCTACAGCTTTGTTCTTAGACCCTATGGAGTTGTTTCAGGTAGAAGAGGATGGTAAGTATAGGCCGCGTGAGTTACATGAAATACCTCCAGAAATACGTAGGTGTATTAAGAAGCATAAGATTAAGTCGGTGTATAATGATGATGGGCAAGTAATAGGCTTATCACATGAATATGAGTTTATGGATAAGGATGTAATGTTAGGTCTAGCCCTTAAGCACTTTGGTTTAGCTGGCACTAATGATAAGGCACTTAATGGTGATAGTGAGGCATTACAGACTATGAAGCTGCTTAGCAATCTGTTAACTCAGGTTGAGCAGGGTAAGAATAACGTCATTGATAATAAGTTCATTGAGAGTAGGGTTATAGATGTACCTGTTAAGGAGTAAGGTATGGTTGTTAAATGTATTAAATGTGGAGGCACTTACCCCACACATAAGGTCAACTGTAAACACTACATCAAGCCTACTGTAGAAGATAGTATGAAGGAACAGGTTCTACGTAATATAGATATGGATGCTAAAACACTAGATGAGACCTATATCACAGGTAAGACACCTGTTAATACCATCCTCACAGAAAGTAGTGCGGAATACAGGGAATGGGATAAATATAAGCAACAGTTGTATACTCTAGGGTGTGGTTATGTCACTCCTAATGGTACTGAGAAACAAGATAGGGATGTGTTGATAGCAGGTCTAGTAGCTAAGGTTCAAGAGCTAGAAGTTAGGTTAAAGTCATTGGAAACTGAAATTGAAGAGTGGTCTAAGGGTGGGCCAGATCCTCCGGAGTATTAAGGTAGGTGTGTGATGGGTAACTCTGAGTATAATGAGATGGTAGCTGTACGTGATGTTCAACGGTTGTTAGCTGAACGGTTGATTGAGCGTACACCTGCACAGATCCGTAAGAAAGCACACATGATGAAGCTGAAGTATCAGCTCTATCGTTTAAGTGATGCTTATGAACTTATGGAGCAAGTCTTGTTAGGTCAGAACCCATCACCTGAACGTTGGGATGTGCTATAATGCTCATAGATGCCTACTATGATGGCTACTGTGCTTATTTTGTTAAGGAGTATATGTCTCCATACTTTGGTAAGCATCACAAGCAATGGGAAGAAGGTTGGTTTAGAGCATATCTTGAAAGGTATGTGCCAGATGATAGTCCTGTATTCATTGGAGGAGGTTAGTCATGGCTAAGCAAGTGTTCGTAACCTGTCCTGATGGTAAGTCTTGTCATTGTGGTAGTGTGGATGATGGTGATCATGGTGCAAGGGTGGCTAAGGCTGTACGTGATCACATTGAGGGTGTAGAGCCTGATAAGTTGGCTGATCATAGCTTCAAGGTCAGTGTCCGTGAGTTTACACCTGCTGAGCAAAAGGCTATTGATGACCAAAAGGCTGCTCGTATTGAACGTAAGGATTAGTTGTTTTGTTTCTTATTACTATGGAGAGTGTTATGAAGATGTTTATGTGTGCTTTGGTGTTGTGTGCTATGCTGGCTGTAGATGCTAATGCCTGCATCTGTGGTAATGGCTTGTTTGGTTGGACACCTATCCGCAATCAGCGTGCTAGGGCTCATGCTCGACAAGCTAACCGTCAGGCTACTCGTAGTTCATGTGGTAATAGTTGTTCTTAGAGTTAGTTGAGTTGGGGAGACAAAATCAAGTGTCACTACTTGAGGTAAGGCTTAGTGATAGGAACCACAGTAATGTGTATTCCATGTCTTATCCTCCCCAACTTATTATCGTTGTCGCTTTATTAGGAATGGCCTTGCGACTAGGCTGTGTAGGACGGGGTGTCACAATGTAGCACGTTCCCCGGAGTGATAGGGGAAAGGTTACGGTTCAAGTCCGTACGTCTTACCTTAAGGTTTGTATATGGAAGCACGTGGAGAAAGGATACAAGGGTCTAAACTATTTAGAGACTTCTGTTGTAAGTGTGGTGAACCTATTAGGGTGTCTAAAGTTGTTAAGTATGGGATAGCTGTTTGTGACGACTGCAATACTCCATCAGTAGTTCAGGGAGACTTAAAACGTACTAGAATATATTATTCAAATATAAACTATCACGGTGGAACTGATGGGATTATATAGTCAATGAGTACAGAACTACTAACAGACCCTACTAAGTTCGTGGCTATGTGTTGGCCTCGTAGGCAAGAGGCTGATGGGTCATGGAAAGGCATAGTTCTGTGTGATTACCAAGTAGAGATCATGGAGTCTGTTAGGGATAACATAGAGACTCTAGTGTATGCTGGTAATCAACTAGGTAAGGACTTTATCACAGGCTTAATAGCTCTGTGGTTCTTCTGTAGTCGTAGCCCTTGCCGTATCATCACCTCTAGCTCTGGTCAGTCACAACTAGAGTCTGTGTTATGGGGTGAAATGAAGAACTTTATACAGACTAGTGTAATACCCTTACCCTTAGCTATCACTCATCTACACATTAGGCAGTTACAGTCCGATGGTAGTGAAGAGCCTAAGAGCTATATCAAGGGAATAGTCACAAACACGGTAGAGAACCTACAGGGTCATCACTTACCTAGAGGTCGTGATGGTAGCCCTAGAACACTGGCTGTTTATGATGAAGCTAGTGGCATAGATGATGCCTTCTATCACGCTTCGGCGACATGGGCGCATCGCGTGCTCATAATCGGGAATCCTCTACCTTGCACTAACTTCTTCCGTAATGGGGCTAAGGGTGGTGATGTAGCTGCACCAGAAGGGATGGTTATATGAGATTGATTAGTATATTAGCAACCATTGTGATTTCTATTGGCTGGTTTAGGGATGGCTTTTATAGTTATCGTAATCCTCCTGGTGAACCTGAGCCTAAGAAAGGTAAGAAGCGTTAATGGCTCTGTTTCGTAAAGTTATGAGGATTAGAGCCGTAGACTCACCAAACGTGCGATTAGCATTGTTACAGGAATCTAGGGGCTTACCCATAACTAATGAGATACTGGTTGATGGTGTTATATCCTATAGCACTTACCTACAGAAGAGGGCTACGTTAGATGCAGTTAGGCAGTGTGTTGGTTTAGATGCAATGTTCTATGAGGGGGCGGAGGTACTGTTATTCCCTCCGTTATGGCTAGATCATGCAGAAGAAGTTGCATTCAAGCTCAAAGAGTCTAAGGTTAAGCGACAGGCTGAGACTATGGGTATTGACCCAGCAGAAGGTGGCGATAGCACAGTATGGACCGTGTGTGACAGGCTTGGGATCATGCACCAAGAAGGTCAGAAAACAGTAGACACTTCTGTTATAGTGCCTAAGACTATAGCCTTAATGAATCAGTATGGCATACGTCCTAATAATGTGTTGTTTGATCGTGGTGGTGGTGGCAAGCAACACGTAGACGCACTAAGGGCTAAGGGCTATAACGTAAGAGCTATAGCGTTTGGTGAGCCTGCTACAGCACCAGAGGGTAGACCCCTATCTGCTATCAAGAGTAATGCTAAGATTAGGGATGAGCAAGAGGCTAAGACTATCTATAAGAACCGTAGAGCTGAAATGTATGCTGAGCTAAGGTTCTTAATGTTAGATCCTGCTGTGAATGAACGTGGGTTTGGCATCCCAGCAGAGTATGTAGAGCTACGTAGGCAACTTGCCCCCATCCCCTTATGGTATGATGGTGATGGCAAGCTATTCTTGCCTCCTAAGCACCGTAAGCCAGGAACAGACAGTGAAGAGGTAACAATGGTTGACCTAATAGGCTGTAGTCCTGACGAAGCAGATTCTACAGTCTTGGCTGTGCATGGACTTCTACATCGTAAAGAGACTAGAGTTATTGGAGCGTACTAGTATGACATGCTTAATACCTGGGAGTAAGGTTAAGATTCATATATGTCAGACTAGTGGTTATATATGGGGTGGTTATGATAGTGAGAAGGAAGCCCAACGTGGTATGAAGCTAATGCTTAAGAAGTGCCCACTAGACTGCACAGTAACTCAATGGGTTAAAGAACGTGGTACAGTAACTTTAGCATTTGATGACTATCCTGGTGTTAGGTTGTTTAGTGATATAAGTAACGTAACCTTTGTTCCACTAGAAGGTGATAACTGTTATGGCTAAAACAATCAATGATATGCAGGTTGCTGCTAGTCCTGAACTACAGGCTGCTCAGGCTAAGGGTAGGGCAGAGTTAGATAAGATCAATAAGAAACGTAAGAGACCTAAAGGTAAGGTCACAATAGATAACAGGACTGGTAAGATCCTTACTAGTGACGATAAGTGGAATAATAAAGTAATAGGGATGCGTAATGCTCGTAAGTGGAAGGATGAACGGTTTAAGGTTTTAATGACTCAACTTAAGCAGATGGAGCAAGTACATGAACAGTACATAGAACAATTCAAGCTCATACGAGGCTTAGTCAAGGAAGCTATACCTAACCTGCCAGAAGAGACTATGAGTAGTGTAGAAGCTGTTAAAACATTGATCAAGGATTATAATGCTCTCAAAGCGATATACGAGGAAGAAATAGCAGAAGACATAGGTTCTACTCATGATGAGGAGCAAGAAGATGACAGTAGTATGGACAATGAGGCTGCAATTAAACTGGATGAAGAGAGTGAGTAGGGATATCTTTGTTGTAGCTATCTGTTGGGTACTATTCGCAACCCTCAAGTATCTAGGCCTTATATGAAACTCAGGATTAGGTTCAGCTTAAGAACCGTATTCATATTGATGACCTTGTTCTGTGTGTTCATGTGGTGGCTACAGCCTAGTAAGATTAAATGTCAGAAGTATACTCATAGTAGTTACTCTTACTGTAAGCATGGTGGTGTATGGATTTATCCTAAGTTTGGGTGTGAGTACTTTGGCTATGTTCATAATGACCCAGGTATAAATTTTGTACAGTGGAAAGTAGCTGGTAAGACTTATCCTTATGCAGTAGGTTATGACAAGTCTTGGGGTTGGATATTACAGAAAGCACAATGATGCACCAGTCAATACGTAAGATGGAGGTAAAGGACCTACCTCATGTTATGTCTATAGTTAAGACCTATGAGCATGATGAATACATTGAGTGGTTAGAGGTTAGTGATAATATATTCCTTGTGTGTGAATTAGAAGGTAAGATCAAGGGCTTTGTGTTGTGCTTCCTTATGTCTAGCACAAGAGCACTACTAGATGTAATGTTTAGTAATGGTGGATATTGGAATGGAGGTAGTGCGGGCACCTACCTAGTAGGGGCTCTAGATGAACAGTTATTAAGTAAAGGGATCAAGTATATTGGCAGACAGAACCTAACTGATTTAGTAGAGTTCAAGGTGGTTGAATGACTGTTACGAAATGTCAAGTTGATTGGCGGGAATACTTCCTAGCCTTTTGTGATAGGCATGGTCCCCCTGTAAACTTCAACGAGCATAGGTTATTGTTTCAAGATGGCTGGCAATACTCAAAGTACAGTCATAGTGGACCTGAGTATCCACCACCAGAGGATAAGGGATACCTAAAGCAACTACAGTTAATCTATTGGAAGATACGTAAGCACAACATAGAAGAAGTGTTGCGTAAGGGTGAGCAGCAGCTAGCAGGGCTAAAGCTATTAGAGGAAACACATGATGGCCCCATTTATGTTATAACCAAACAAAGGGATGAAGAAACAGGTAAGATCACAACACAACGTGACACAGTTGACCTAGTTAAGTTAGAGGCAGAGCTAAAGATACTAGATGAAGAGTTTGCTAACTGTTGGAGTTATATTAACGAACTACAAGCCAGTCTAATGCCAGTAATGTGATTAACTCTATCGGAGCGATAGAAGGACTAATAATGGTTGATAGACACGAGAGTAGAAATGCAATGGTGATTGATATCATCACTGCTAACCAGATTGAACGTATGGTCACTAGGAATGTAAGTGCTCGTAGTGAGCTATGGGCAAGAGGCCCTAGAGGTATTAGTGATGATAACATTGATCCTAGGCGTGACCTGAATGAGTTGTGTGGCTTCCCTTTAACAGGTGAGATGACTCCATTCATCTATCGTAGCCTGTTTGACCGTGAAGCGATTGCTAATCGTGTAGTCAACATATTGCCTAGAGCTACATGGGCAATGCAGCCTAGTGTCTATGAGGATGAGGATGCAGATACAGACACACCATTTGAACAAGACTGGGAAGACCTATGCAAAGGACTACGTAATGATAGTTGGTTCCAAGATGAAGAGGGTAATCCTGTATTCATGGAACTTATGCAGGCTGATATTGTCAGCGGCATTGGTAGTTTCGGGATCATATTGCTTGGGTTTAATGATGGTCTCAGTTTGGAGCAGCCTGTACGTGGGTATCAACCAACAAGTGATACAGTACCCCTTGGGACTGATGCTCAATATCTCGGGATTGAGCTGGACCCTCCTGTGGCACCTGAACGCACACCAGATGGACAAGGAGGCAGCTTCGGTGGACCACCAGAACTAGATGAGGATGAGGTTAATCCTACCTTAGGTGATCCCAAAGGTAGTGAACCTAAGGATCAGACTAAGGATAAGATCAAACTGCTGTTCATGCAAAGCTATGACCAGAGCCTTGTAGAGATAACACAGTTTGAGTCAGATAAGAATGACCCTAGGTTTGGTCAGCCTATTATGTATAGGGTCACCTTTAATGACCCTCGTAATCAGTATGCTGGTGTTGGCTTACCCCTAGCTACGGCATTAGTTCATTGGACTAGGGTTATTCATGTTTATGATAACCGTGTGACTAGCAAGGTCTTTGGTGTGCCTAGGCAGCAACCAGTCCTTAACAACATCATCAACATCCAGAAGCTAAGTGGGGCTGGTCCTGAAGCTGCCTGGAATGGTGCCTTCATGGCCTTAGCTTATGAAAGTAATCCACAGCTAGGTGGGGATGTACAGATTGATATTGATAAGGTAGCTGATGCTAGTGAACGGTTCTTTAATGCTAGTCAACGCTTCCTAGTAGGTGAAGCAATGACTATCAAAACACTAGCCCCTCAAGTAGTAGACCTAAGCCCACAGATTATTAACCAGATTACATTGATCTGTATACAGATTGATGTGCCTATGCGTAAGTTCATGGGTAGTGAACAAGGTGAACTAGCTAGTGGTCAGGATGATGGTGACTGGAAGGAATCACTTAAGGCTAGACAGCAACATCATTGCACGCCTAACATCATCTGCCTATTTGTAGACCGTATGATCACAGTAGGTGTGCTACGTCCACCTAAGGAGGGTTACAGTGTCAAGTGGCCTGAACTGGAAACAGTTGACCCTAAGGACGCTGCTGCTGTGGCAACTGCTGTCACAAATGCTATTAGTAGTTATGTTAGTGGGGGATGTGATGTGCTCGTTGGTCCTCTTGACTTTCTTACTCACGTACTCGGACCTAATCTCGGCTTTGATAACGAAGTTGTGGAAGAGGTTATGAAGAATGCCTTGAAGCACTTGCAAGAGGCTAACCCAGATGTAGACCCAGAAGACCTAGTACATGGTAGACAACCACAACCTGAAGTAGATCCTAATAGTGCTGAAGGGATGGCTAGTGCTGGTGTGCCTATGCCTCCTATGGTTCCTGGTGGCAACGGCAAACCTAAGCCTTATGTTGACCCCAGCAAGGGTAAGGATAGTGCTAGGTCTAAGAAGGGTAAGGTTAGTGTTAAGAATAGCCAAGCAGCACAAGAGTTAGCAGCCTTCATGGGTCGTGTGCGTGAATATAACACAGTCATGAATGCTGATCCATATCATGATCCTAAGACTGGTCAGTTTACAACTGGTCCTAATGGTTCTGCTGTTAAGGGTCGTAGTCAGGTTGGTTATACAGGAGCCTTTGGTAGTGCTCATGATGCTATGCAGGGTCGTAAGCAAGAGTCTGATAGGCTAAAGCAGACTGCTCAGGGCAAAGCACAGCTAAAGGGTATTACAGATACTATTGGACCTGAGTTTGCTGTTAAGCATCCACACATTGAGTTTGTACCTCACCCTAAGAAACTGAATGGTGATATTAGTGGTACTCATCAGTGGTATGAAAACCAACGGCTAGCTTATAAGCAAATAGAGGATGCTGCTAAGCGTGCTAATCAACACTTAGTAGATGCTCAGCATACTGATAGGGCTGTAACGCTATCTAAGAAGTTCCTAGATGCAGCCTTCCAAGAATATGGTAAGCGTGTAGGTAAGATAACTGCTGAGGCTGAAAAGACAGCCTTAGATAGTATTGCACCTAAGCCTAGCCGTAGTGGTAAGAAACTAGAGGAGAAGGTATTAGTAGCTGGACATGTAGGCCAAAAGCATACCTATGTCCAACAGCAGATCTCTAAGAGTAAGCTACAGGGCTACTTAATGTCACAAAAGTTCCACCCTGGATACACTGTGACACCTGTTAGTGCTCTACCTTCACAGAAAGAATTGGCGGATACTCCGGAATTCACTAAAGCTAAGAAAGAATTACGGCGTCATATAGCTAAACATGCTATTGCAGTATTGGCTAGTGGGTGGGCAGGCACTAAAGCAGTTAGTCGTGATGCTGCTGAAAAGGCTGTAGCTAAAGGTATTGAGTTAGCCTTTAAGCATGGAGTCAAACTAATAGCTAGTGCTGTTACTAAGAATGATGGATACCTACAGGATGAACTGATTACTAACGAGGAGTATGCTGAGCTAAGCAAACAGGATAAGATTGTTACTAACCTAGCATTGATCTTGTACCCTTACATAATGGATTATGTGTTTGGTTCAGTAGCCAATCGTGAGTTTGTTCCAGGTGAAGATTGTGTTAACTGTGGTGCTTCAATGGAGAAGGGTGATGATGGGATATGTAACTCCTGTGGAAAGCCTTACGATAAGATAGTAAAGAATGCTAACCCTAATCATGACCCTGAAACTGGTAGGTTTGCAGCAGCAGAAACAGCTATGCAACACAGTCAGCACGCTCAACAAGCAGAGCATACAGAAACTGCTTGGGATAGTGCTGCTTTGCATGAACGTGCTGCTAGTGCCCATGACACAGCTAGTCAGGTAGCTAGTCACCCTAGTCAACAAGAGTTCCATGCTCAAGTAGCTGATGCCCACAGGGTTAGAGCTAAGAACCTACGTAATGCTCATCGTGTTGCAACTATGAAGCATGTAGGCTCACACGTTATGCAAGGGTTTGGTGAAACCTATACAGGCCAAGATCCTATGGATGCTGCTATAGGTGTAGGCAAGGGATTAATTAGAGGCATATTCAATGAAGAGGATGAGCTGGTTGGTGTAGAGAACTATGACAGGAGCGATGACCGTGAAGACATGGAGGGTAACTGATGATAACCTTATCAGAAGCAGAGTGTGTAGCCTTGGCTAATGGATCTATTACTATGCACGATATACGTAAGCGAAGGACTACACAACGTAAGATTAACAAGCTGAATAAGACCCTAGTTGCCCCTAAGTCACTAAGCCCTGCTCCTATAGCACAGAAAGTATTCCGTAGAGGTAAGAAGAAAAGGTATAAGCTACGTAATAGAACTATGCTTGTTAGTAGACAACACATAACTGATCTTATGGCTAAATACATTCCTACACGTAAGGAGATTAAAGATAAGTGTGAGGAAATAAGGAGGGGTTGGACTAAGGCTGAGCATAAGCGTAGATCTGGTCAGCGTTATGTAACATTACTAGAAGTACCTTATGCTCCTAGCGTAGAGTCAGGGTTTAGGAGGGGTTATGATGTTAATAGCTAACAGTAGATCTATAGACCCTACTCGTACAACCTTGTTACGTAGGCAATGGGAGAATGAACTAGTAGGTCGCTTTAAGCTAATCCAACAAGCTATTGCACACTTAATAGTAGAACAGAATGCTTTAGGGATTATAACTAATTATGACCCTAGTGAAGCTAGGGATAGTTATGGTAGGTGGACTGCTAGTGGTACTCTGTTCAAAGAACATAAGATAACTAAGAAGATACATAAGTTATTTGGTAGTGAACATAATATCAAAAGCATTTCTGCTTTAGCTGGTCCACAAGAAGGGGCTCATGTTAGTATTAAGAAAGCACCATTTGGTATAAATGCTCTTACCCTGGAAACTAAGCACAAGGACTATGAATCTAACACAGACGTATATCCAGATCATTTACATTTGGCTTGGTTCAAGGTATTTAATCCAGGTAATGGATTAGGTACAAAGGTACTACATGATCAAGTAAAGGCTGCCTCTAATCTAGGCTTAAAACACATTGAACTCCAAGCAGCAGGGCAAGCTAAGCCTTATGGTTTAGTAGGTAGGTTTTTAGAACGTAGATTATTTGGTGGTAGACTTAATGGATACTACACATGGGCTAGGTTAGGGTTTGATGCTAATCTATCTGACAATGATGAATTACAGCCATTTACAAAAGAGGAGCAAGGCTTCTTAGATAAACATAAGGCTAAGCGTGTTAGTGACCTTATGAAAACTAAGGAAGGTCGTGAGTGGTGGAAGAATGTTGGTGGGCGTGATATGGATTTGCAATTTGACTTAACTCCAGGTAGTCAGAGTCATAGAGCACTTAATGCTGCTTACAGAGCAGTTAAACGTAGGGAAGCTTTTGCTAACAATGAAGAACAGTCTATTGTTGATAATCCTGATCAAGCACCTGAGTCAGATGATCTTACACTAGAAGAAGATCAAGCGTTAGATGACTTTTGGGATAATGCTAACCAGACAACTAACACACGATGGGCGTACCAAACAGATGCAGAAAAACTTAAGCAGTTTAAGGTCTGGTTACAGATACAGATCAATCAGCACATACTCAGTCAACGCCAAGCCGACTCATGGCTTACAGATTACGTTAGCAAAGCGTATGCAAAAGGACTATCAAGGTCGTTTGAGGACGTTAGATCGCTTGATAAAAGCCGAGCATACTACGACAAGAAGTTGGATTTCTATAATGGGACGAGAGCTGAATTCCTATCTTCGTCTTTCGGTCGCCCTGTTAGTCTTAATCGTATTGAGCTACTTGGTTCTCGCACTTATAGTGAGCTCAAAGGTGTGACTGATGCTATGTCACAGCAGATGACCCGTACCTTAGTAGATGGTATGGCTCAAGGTATTAGTCCACGTGAGGTAGCAGTCAACCTGAATAAGGATGTAGCAGGAATAGGAATGGTACGTTCTAGGATGATAGCTAGGACTGAAACTATTAGAGCACATGCTGAAGGACAACTAGATGCACTAGAAGCATTAGGTGTAACTCATGTTGGAGTAGCTGTTGAGTTCGCAACTGCTGGTGACTTCAAAGTCTGTGCTAAGTGTAGTAGGCTAAATGGTAGTGTGCTAACTATTAGCCAAGCAAGGAGTTTAATCCCCCTACACCCTAACTGCCGTTGTGCTTGGCAGCCCCAAACCCAAGTACAGCCCCTAAGCCCCAAATTAGCCCGTAGCCGCATTGCAAGTGCTTTAAGGGCTATAGCAGCACAACCACCACGCAAACGCTTGTATGGCCCTGCCAGGGGCTTACAGAGGCAACGCTTTATAACCCCTAAATTACCTAAACAGCCAACAGGTAAATAATGGTAGATCTATCAATATATGGAGTTAAGGAAGGGACTATTAGAGCAGCCATGCTTGAAATCCTTTCTGATGGACTACCACATACTAAGAAGGAACTACATGCTGTATGTGGTCCTAGTAACCTAGAGAATGTTGAAGTCCATATAACTATCATTCGTAAACTGTTGTCTCCGTTTGGTATGGATGTTATATGTGAGTATGCTAAACGTAAGACATGGTATCGTCAAGTTCGTAGACTTAATAGTAGGGAATAATATGTACTTCCTAATTCTATTACTAACCCTAGGGTTTGGTCGTGGTGAAAAGGTTAAGATAAGTGACAACATAGCTGGTAGAGTTGTTGAATGTCACCATCTAGAGCTACTAGATATTAGAGGTAAGTACCAATACGTTAAGGTCTATAAGGTAGCATGGTTTGATAGTGAAGGGCATCGTAATACAGACCTATTCTACCCTTGGGAACTAGAACGTGTTGATAAGGTTTTATTACAACCGTAGTGAGGAATACCCTTATATTGCTAGCTACGATTATGGGGATATAAGCAGTGAGGTTAAGTGTAAGTCAATAGCTTGTTTTGTACCTTGTAGTTCTATGTTTGTTAAACGTGAAGATAAGCGTGAACCTACATTCTTCATGGTTTGTGATGGTGTGATTAGTGCTAGGGATGGTAATGTTCACATTCTAAGTCATTAAGTTAAAGCCCTAGGGGCCTTAATTTAATCATTCTTGCTGTACATCTACAGCCTTAAGTGCCTATAGTGCTAGGCATGAAGCTTAAGCTCTCTAAGCAACTTCAAGCCACCCTTAATGATGCTGGCCGATGGATTACCGTTGGCGGGCATCATATCTTTATTAAGGATAAGGCTCCACAAGAATCTACTACTGAAAAGGTTCTTAAAGGTGGTGCTGGCTTAGCTGTAGGGGCTACAGGGGCTATAGCTGGTGAACAGATAGGTCAATACACTGGTGCCTTAGCTGGTGGTGCTATTGGTTCTATATTCCCCGGTGCTGGTACGGCTATTGGTGCTGGCATAGGGGCATTCACTGGTGGTGCTTTAGGTAGTGCTTTGGGTGGTTATGGTGCTACCGAGCTAAGTGAAGCCATTGGTGGTCATAGTGCTGGCACTGGTGCTGCTATTGGTTCTATTGTCAGCGGTGTAGGTGGTGCTGTTAAGACTGGTGTTAAAGGTCTGGCACACTTCAAAGACGTTGGTAAGGCTACTACAGCAGCTAAGGGTCTAGCCAAACTAAAGGACCCAGCACTACTCAAAGGTGCTAAACACGTAGGTCATGGTATTGCAGGTATTGCTCAAGAGTCATTAGGAGCAGCAGGTATGATCAGTGAGCTAAGCCCTGAACGTAAGCTAAAGCTACGTAAGATCATGGCTAACCAATGCCTTAGTCATGGTACTCTACAAAAGTTACCTAGCTTCACTGTTAATTTTGGTGCTGGCATCAAGCGTGTCACCCATAATGGTACAGAGTACTTTGTAGCTCCTTTGACTATGATTGTGCCTGGAATTCTACATGGTTCTAAGGGACCATTGCTCTATAGGGAAAAGGAACTACAACAGAATGTAGCTGCTTGGAATGGTGTGCCACTCACTGTTCAGCATCCTAGCATGAATGGGATACCTGTTAGTGCCAAGTACAAAGGTGTGTGGGAACAGCAAGGCATAGGCTTTGTTAAGAATGCTCAGTATCGTGGCAAGCTAGTAGCTGAAGGCTGGTTTGATGCTAAGCGTACCAAGCGTATTAGTCCTGCTACCTATAACGCATTAGTATCAGGTCAACCTATTGAGTTAAGCACAGGTCTGTTCACTGAGAATGTGCCTGTTAAGAATGGGCTTACTCATAAAGGTAGATCCTATACCCATATTGCTACTAACTTCAAGCCAGATCACTTGGCTATTCTACCTGACCGTCGTGGTGCCTGTAGCATTAAGGATGGTTGTGGAGTTATGGTTAATGACTCTAAGCTACGTAAGATAGTTGATACCTACATCACTGATAACGATTGGAAGAAGTGGAACGAAGAGCATAGTGGGCAAAATAGCTTAGCCAAAACAGCTACTCATGAAGCTTCTTTTGCAACAGCTAAAGCAGATCTACATACTAGATTGCCTGGAGTCTTCGGTGGTGGGAGAGCAACATTAACTAGACTCCATCAAGAAGCAGCTAATCATCATCGTATAGCCGTAAGTGCTCATCGGGCAGCCTATGAATCAACAGGAAACAAAACCCATCTAGAAGTAGCACATAGCCATAGAGAACAAGCAGATAAGCATGAACAAGCTGCCAGGAGTGTTAGTAACGAGCTACAACAGATTGTGAATGACTGGTATAAGTGGGATCATGAACATGCTTCTAATCGTGCTAATGAAGCTAGTGCTAAAGCCAATAGTTCAAATAGTGCTAAAGATCATCTAGTTGCTGCTAAGGCACATAGAGAAGCTGGACTAAGTCATTACGATGCTGAACAAGAAGCAAGAAGTATTAAGCCTCGCAATACTGCTGAGGATAATGAACGTAAAAGAAAATCCAATATGCACATGAACATACGCCTTGATCATCAAGATAAGGCTATGGCACATGAAATGGAAGCTCATCGTTTAGGTGTGTCTGCCACTCAACAAGTAGGTAATGATTGGGCTAAGTGGAATGCTACTCATAAAGGTCAAGGTGGTGGATCTAGTCCTGCTGCCCCTGACCCTATTAAAGCAACTCAGTCACGCATTGGTGCTGATATTGCTGCTGACCTAGGTGCTAAGAAGCCTAGAGCATCATCTCCAGCTAGACTTGCACACACAGCAAGTAAGAATGCCGAAAAGCTAGGTACTGTAGAAGCCCATCAGGCTGCTGCTAAGGCTCATAGGGCTGCTGCTTATTATCACTATGGGATAGCTGGTGAGCATGTAGATACAGCTACAGGGGATAAGCATGGTGATAAAGCATGGGGTCATGATGTTAGTGCTTTATATCATGATCGTAAAGCTAAGGCTGCTATGCCTTTCTACAAGCGTATCTTCAATTCTGCTGATTGCCCTAAGTGTGGTGGAATCCTAAATGAGGCTGGTAAGTGTGAAAAGTGTAAGTACCAAGTAAGTAATGTTCAACAGATTGTGAATGATTGGTTTAAGTGGGATCAAGAGCATAAAGGTGAAGGCAGTGATAGTGATATGGCTCATCGCTTTGGTGGTGATGGTGGGCCTGAACCTGCTAGTCCTAATGCAAGTAAGGCATTTACTGCTAGTGAACTTGCTAATAAAAAGGGTACAGCTAAGGCTCACATGTCAGCAGCTATTGCCCATGACTTAGCTTATAAAGAGAACCATAATCCTATTCACTTGCAGCAAGCTACTGCTCATCGTGGCTTTGCTCAATCTGTGCCTAAAGGTCGTGGGGTTATTGACCGTGGCATAGGTGCTGTTCATGGGGCTGAGTCTGGTGGTATTCATGGTGCCCTAGCTGGGACTGTCATTGGTGGAGCATTAGGGGCAGTTAAGGGACAGAAGCGTTTAGGCAAGCTAGGGGCAGTGATTGGTGGAGCAGAAGGTGCATGGCATGGATTTACTAGAGGCCTAAAGGGTGGGGCAGCAGTCGGAGCAGGCTATGGTGCCTTGCATAACGAACAAGTTAAGCGTCTCAAGGATATTATAGAAAGCAAAGCATGAAACGATTCTTAACTATCAATGACATTGATGTGCCAAAGGAAGAACCTAAGAGTGGTCCTATGCGTGTAGGTGATAGACTACCTGATCCTAATGCCAGTAAGAAGTCTAAGGATAAGGCTGTAGCTATTCAAGGTGGTGAAGCTGACCTTAAGAATAATGTACGTCGCTTCAATAGTGAACAGACTAATAATGATTGGGCAGCTTGGAATGACCAGCATCGTGGTCAAGGTGGTAAAGGTAGTGGAGCAACATTACAGGCAGCCAAAGCCAGTGCTATTGCTGGTGTAACAGGGACAGAGAAATCACATCGTCAAGCTGTGGCTGCTCATAAGATTGCTGCCAGCACTCACGATAAGATGTATCGCAAGAGCGGTGATCCTGCTCATGCAACGGTTGCTGCTAGTCATCGTGATCAAGCTGAATCTCATGCTTATTCAGCCGTATCGGCTAAGCACGCTGGAGTGATGGATAAGTTTAAGAGTGCTGCATCAGGGGCTTTGAGTGGTGCAAAGGCTGCTCTAACTAACCCTGCAACCACAGGGTTTCACACAGCAGATGGGCAGCCAATTGGAGCTATTGCTGGTGCAATTCATGGCTGGAAGCATCCTGCTATGAATGAAAGTCTAGTTAGTATTGTTCGTGAATATCAAGGTTCTTAACAAGTAACTACACAGGAGACAGGTTATGCCAAAGGCATTGACTAAGAATGAGCGGTCAGAAGTTATTTCTGCCCTAGTGATTAACTGCAATTGCAAGGATAAGAAGAAGCAAGCAGCTATCTTCAATGAGTTTGATGATGATACCTTGATTGGTTTGTTGGCCCCTGTGGTCAATGCTATGGATAGTGAAAACCAAGAGGAAGCACGTGATGAGGACCAGGAAGAGGATGAAACCAACAATGAGTTTGACCTGGACCTGAATGATGATGGTGTTGAGACTACTGGTGATCCTGACGGTGAAGAAGACCTGGATGATGCTGGTGGTGCTACTCGTAGTGGCTATGATAGCTTGAAGTCAGGTGGTACTGGTGGTGGTGACCGTCCTGGTGATGGTAACAAGGTTCCTAAGAAGGCTGGTATCAATAACACTCGTGGAGGCAAATCAACAAAGGAGGCTACTGTGCCGCGACGTCTAACCCGTAATGAGTTCATGGCAATTGCTCCTTTGGATATTGTTGAAACCCTCAACGAGCATGAAGCCCAAAAGAAAGCCCAGAAGAAGCAGCTTATTAAGATGATTACTTCTAATGAAGGTAACGACTTCACTAAGGAGTATCTGGCAACCAAGGATCTGCCTGAGTTGCGTGCTTTGGCTAAGCTGGCTACTCATGGTCGCCAAGCAGCCTTCAACCAACAGCGTGAGGCTGTGCCTATGTTCATTGGTGCTGCTGGTGCCGTGCATAACAGTCAGGAAGAGTCTGTTGAGAATGAAGATCCTGATGAACTGTATGTGCCAGAGACCCTTAACTATGCAGAGATTGCTAACCTAGATGCCAAGAAGATGCGTAAGCGGACTGGCTAACTATAAACGTAACTTACAAATAGATTTAGACTAGGAGAACTACAATGCCTGATCGTGCAGGACTACGAAACGAGATCATTATCACAGTACAGCCACAAGGAGTGTTCTTTGAAGGACTACTCCATACAGGCTCTACTCCGTTGCCTGGAACGTGCATGAAGTTGAACAGTACCAATGACTACAGCCCTGGTACGGGTGGTGCTGATGGTAGTGATCAGCCTGTTATCATCTTGCTGCCTGACCGTTTGCAAGGAGGTACTTGCACTCAAGTTTATGCGGATAGCAGCCGTGCCTTCTTCTATGTCCCACAGCCTGGAGAAGTGTTCCAGTTGTTGGTTAAGAACCTGTCAGGTACAGGTGACACGGTTGCTGTTGGTGCCTTGTATGGTATTGAAGCCAGTAGTGGTAAGTTGATTGCTAATAGCTCCTTTGCACAGCCGTGCTTCCAGTGCATCGAGGCTCACGTAGCTTTGACAGCTGACACGCTCTGTCTGTTCCGTTATGCCCCATAAGCCTAGTTCTTCAATAATTAAACCCTAACAGGAGATATATTCAATGCACGTTTCAGACGCAACAATCGACTTCATTTGCAACGGACGGGGCTATGGTCCTGCCGCTGAAGGAATGGAAAGTGTCCATTATGATGTAGGTCTGCGTAAGCCCTACCTAGACAGTAAGGGTCGTAACTGTGTTACGATCAATACTCGTAAGCGTGATGGTAAGGGTAACAAGATCTACCGTAAGGTCTTGGTTAGTGACCTTGCCCGTAATGGTTATGAAGGGATCGTGGTTAATGGTCCTACTTCACTCCGTAAACTTGAGTGGGTAGAACTGGATAAGGTTATCTTGCGTGCTGCTCGTGAACGCTTGCGGGCATGGTCTGACCTGAGTGCTGCTAGCAGTTTTGGTGGCTTTGATGCCATGTCCAAGACTATGCTAGAGCACGAAACCATGAGTGATCCTGGTGAAGCACTTGTGGATATGGATGGTCTTAGTGAATCCCGTGGTGATAGCCCATTGTTCCAACTGCAAGGCTTGCCCCTGCCGTTGACTCACGGTGGGTTCAGCTTCAGTATGCGTCGTCTGGCTGCTAGCCGTAACAGCAACACTCCGTTGGATATGACTACGGGTGAAGCAGTTGGTCGGCGTGTGGCTGAGAAGATTGAGCAGACCTTGATTGGTACTGCTACGGGCATCACTTATGGTGGTACTCCTATTGCTTACGGGCGTACTAGTCAGGTCTATGGCTACCTGAACTTCCCAGCAGCCTTGACCTATACAACCATGTGGGCTCCTACTCACGGTGGTTGGACTGCTGGTCGTACCCTCAGTGACGTCTTGGGTATGATTGAAACCTTGATGAACCAAAACTTCTTTGGTCCATTCATGGTTTACCATAGCACTGACTGGGATCAGTACCTGGACAACGACTACATCCTAACGGGTGGTAATGTTGCTACTCAAACCCTACGTGATCGGTTGCGTGAAATTGATGCAATCGTTGATGTACGGCGTTTGGACTTCTTGAAGAGTGCTGCTAATCCCTTCACCTTCATCATGGTTCAGTTGACCAGTGAGGTTGCTCGTGCTGTTAATGGTATGGACATCGCTACGGTTCAGTGGCCTACCGTTGGTGGGATGCAATTGAACTTCAAGGTTATGTGCATCCAAGTGCCTCAACTCCGAGCTGACTACTACAACCAGTGTGGGATTTTAATTGCACAGGGAATATGACTTTAGTTACCTATAGGAAGCCCTCCCTGACAGCTTAGGATTGACATGTGGGCTGTTAGGGAGGGCATTTTTCAGTTCTTTACTTTACTCTAATTAGAAAGGTAGGAAATAATGCCTACCAAAGATGACCAGAACTACAAAGCAACAGAGTCAGTACCCCACACTGATAACCCAGACAATGTTGAACTAGCAACCTATGTGCTTAAGGCTGGTGGACATTGTGATAACTTTGGGCCTGATGATGGTAACGGTAATCCTGCCAATGTGACAGGTGAGCAGATCAAGAAGGAAACCTTCTATAGCAATGGTATTCCTACTGAAGTGCCTGTTAAGCACAACGGTATCCTACGCCATTTCAACACTATGAATGAGCGTAACCCTGCTGTGTTTAAGAGCCCACAGCTAGACCTACACGTTAAGTACCCCCACAAGTATCAGCGTGTGGATGGTGGTGTACGTACTAATGAGCCAGCACTTAAGCCAGTTGGTCAGAAGCCACGTAACGACCTTTTAGAAGGTATGACCAAGAATCAACTCCTAGCTCTAGCAGAAGAGCAGGAAGTTGACCTGAGTGGTATTACTGAAAAGCGTGACATGATTAAGAAGCTGCGTGAAGTTCCTGGTGATGCTAAGTAGTCTGTGTCATGGTGAACCTTAAGTAGTTAGGTGTTAGAATGCCACGGACACAAAAACCGCTAGTTCAAGCCTTGATAGAGAATGTTGACTGTAGCCTGCCTATGGACGGGTTTATAGCCACAGCCTCAGGTCTAGTTGATTGGCTAGTTACTAAAGACGCGGCTGATTCTAATGCTCAACTACAGCAAGGTACAGCACAGGGACAACTACCAGAACTAATTGAGCGGTGGTTAGCTGCTCACTTCTTCACACAGTTCTATACACAATATCAACAGAAGACTACAGGCAGGGCAGGAGGCACTAAACAAGGGCAGACCACGATGGTCTTTATGAATAGCCCTTGGGGTCAACAGGCTTGTGGCTTAGACGTTACAGGCAGGTTAGCCCAACGTAGTAAGGATGCTGAGCTAGGTCTACGCCGTGTAGCTAGTGTTCATGGTGGCAACTCTAATAGTTGCAGTACAGATAGCAGGACTTAATATGCCTGACATAGCTGTACGTGACCTACGTCAACCTACTGTTTATTGGGAACGTACTAGTTTTGATGTTAATGGTAATGGTGTCTACAAGGATCCCATACAAATCAAGACTAGGTGGGAAAAGCATGTTAGCACCAACCTAGACCCAGAGAAGGGTCCAATAGCTTTTACCTTCACAGTATTTGTTGACCGTGAAATAAAGAATGGTAGTAAAGTATGGAAGGGTTGCTTAAAGGATCTACCAGCAACCTATGATCTCCGTAAGTACCCTACTACACGTGACTATGATGAGTGTCCAGATATAGATGGTAAACTACCACAACGAACGGTAATAGCATCATGACCAAACGTAAACCTCTTCAGACAGATAAGCCAGAACATAATGACCCTAATATACCTCCAGAAGGTATGGGTCGCGGTTGCTTTTGGCTAGTGGTTGGTCCTAGTCTTATTATCTGGACCTTTATTGCCTCAACGATTGGTGGTTGTTTTGGTTGCCATAGGGTCTTCCTTAACCCACCAGTAGTAGATGTAGATAATGACCCAGAACCTGTACAGCCTACTTTCCCAGACAAACTTGATGAGAATGGTGATATAGCACCATTAAATGAAGAACAGTTTAATCAGCTTAAGCAATACCTCAGGGATCACAAGGCTTGGGTAGAGCGTCATAAACACTAAGCAGACCTTGGAGCGAACCATGTCTAGTCTCCTATCTAACATTGAAGCTGAAGCCAAGATTATACTCCATGATGCTGGTGCCTTACTAGCAGGTATTGAGTCTAATGTGGCTACCCTCTACAAAGCCATTAGCAATCAAGTAGCTCAGGCTAGTCCTACCCTAGGGCTAAGTGCTTCACAGTTTGGAGCTATTGCTAGTGAAGTGTTGGCCTACGCTAACACTCAATTCAAGAAGTATGCCACAGCTAAGGAAGTTAGTGATGTAGTGCTTCCTGAAATCTCACGTGTACTACTCCTTGTAGCTCCACTTATTCCTAACCCTACCATCTTAGGTGTATTACAAAGCATGATCCTAGGCATGGTCACTACAGCCATATCAGCAGAGTTCACAACTGCTGCTCCTGTTGTATCACCTTCTACACAGAAATAAGGAGCGAGTATGGGATTGCTAACAGGTAAGCTACTCTACCAAAGGATTAATAAGAAGGCTCCACAATACATTGACTTGTATAGGAGTAAGAAAGAAGCTGGTAAGTCAGCAGAGGAAATTAGTAACGACCCTGAGATGCACCTTAAGGCACAAGAGTATGGATTGATTGGTGAAATCATACTCGTAGGTATGATTGCTAGTGCCTTGGTCAGCATCTATGAATTCGTTAAGATTGTGAGGAACATTATATGACTATCAGCATCTGTTGGGTATTCTTTGCCGTGGCAATTTGGGGGGCTTGGCTACTTAGGGCAGACTGGGCAGTTATAGGCACAGGTATTGCAAATTGGGCTGCTACACGCAAAGCAGCCAAAGCTAAGGCCCAACTAGCCAAGCAAGCCCAAAGCGTGCCTACAGGGCCAATAGGGGCCTTAAACGGCATGTTTGGCAACCTACCTGCCCTAGCCGAAATAGACCTAGCTGTCCTTAGCCTAAAGAGCGGTTTGCTAGCCCACCCCCCTAATAGGGTAATTATTAAAGAGTCCATTAACAGACTTATTGAAGTGGCTAAGTCTAATGTAACCGGAACAGGGGGTCTATAATGATGGATCATGCACGTAGATTCATAGCTATTGTAATGCTCCTGGGCGGACTGGCTGGTGGGTTTGCAACAGCAGACTACAGTTGGATTGGTCTACCTGATCGTATCACTGATGTAGTCGTTGTTAAGGGTCCAATCAAAGCCCTGTTCAAGTATGACCCCCATAACTTCAATGATAAGCATGATGTATTGCAAAGTTCTACCTTAATTAGAACATGGGCAACAGCACATAACAGTGACATTAAGTTCCTGCCTAATATGCTTAAGGAAGAGGACTTTAAGGATACAGAGAATCAGTTATGGCAGAAGGCTTACTTTAACCCTGACTTTGTAGCAATCAAAGTACCGTCTGTTTCTATTATGCAGGATGGTGCTACTAAGAGCATTAACATGGAATTACCTAGCCCTGAAGGTAGGACTGATGCTCAGTATGAGGATGATATTCTAACACTACTTAAGAAGTATGGAGGCGACTGATATGGCTAAAGCTGAATGGGTTAGCAGGCTCCCTAAAGGCTGTCAGGTTATTGATGATAGTAACTGGCATCAGCGTGTTGAACCAGACATGGCTCACTTTGGTCGTGGGCGTGTTCAACGTAATTGGGTAACTGAGCCTAGAGGTAGTGTTGCCAAGATTGATATTCCTATTATCCCTCGTAATGAGTGGCAAGCCCGTATCAAGGAAATGGAGGAACGCAAGAATGGTCTCTATGATATTATCATTCAAAGCGGGAGGCCTAACAAAAACCAGGGTCACACTAATTATTGCTGGTGCAATGCCGTGGTGCGATCTATGGAACTCATTGCTCTACTTAACAACGAGCCTTATGTAGACCTGAGTCCTGCTAGTGTTGCCTGCTTGGTTAAGAACTTTAGTAACACTGGTGGGTGGGGTGGTGAGGCTCTACAAGGCATTGTCAAGTATGGCATTGCTTCAGCTAAGGTATGGCCTGACAATGCTATTGACCGTAAGTACAAGAATGCTGAAAGTGATGCAGACCGTAAGAACCGTACTATCCTGGAGTGGTATGAACTCGCTCACCGTAGCTTTGACCAAAAGATGAGCCTGTTGCTACATCGTATGCCTGTGCCTAGTGGTTACAACTGGATGGGTCATGAAATGTGTGGTATCCGCCCTGTATACCTAGGTAAGAATGAGTATGGTTGTATTGATGAAAACAGTTGGGGTGAGAATAGTAGGTTCTATGCTTTAAGTGAGAGCAAGGGCACACCGGATGACGGTGTTAGCCCGATTGCTTCCACGCTCTGTTGGAAG